CCTGCCACAGCGTACTCGTGGGATATGGTGAAAGAATTCGCCACGTTGTTATTGATTGTTTCGGCTGTAAGCGTTTCTTCAGTACCATCTCCCCAATCGATGGTAATGTCTCCACTTGCCTTGGAGATGGGGATTCTTACAATTGGCATGATTTCCTTTCTGAGGTACGGCCTTAGGCAGTCACTCGCAAAACGATTGGGTCTAGAGAAGTAGGTTAATCCTCAGCGACAACCGTGAGAACCATTGGATCCGGAGGAGGTGGGGCCGGTGAGATAGCACTCACCGTAAGGATCATTGGAGTTGGAGGTGGCGGAGGCGGAGGTGGAGGTGGCGGAGGTGCAGAACAATGGCGCGGCGGATAGTAGTCATCGAGTTCGAATGGGAACGTATATCTGTCCTGACCAAGCGTGAATCGTATCAGTCCGATCCGACCAGTAAAGTGATCGCTTCCCGATACCGTCGCGCCTATGAAGGCTGACTCGGTAGTCCTTACCGGAAGGAGGTATGGCACTTGATGGATCACCACGTCGTTGATGACGAGGCGGGATTGCCCTTCCATACCGATCACGGCCAACTTGAACGGAGCATTCCCTACTTGCTCTGGCAGCGTGCGTAGCACCACTATCTGGTTGTTCTCGTCCCATACTTCCACGGCACCATGGTCGGTAACGTACACCTTCCACACCGAGAAGTCAAACAGAGTGTGCTTGCCGGCGGAATTGACCAACGGTAAATCACGGGGCCAAACGGACGTCTCCAGGCAGAATGAATTACCACCGAGGTTCGATTCATCCGAGAACGGAAGTTCTATAGATGTGGCAGAGTTGAACTCAGCGCACATGTTATCAAACATGTAGAACGATGACCTCACAACTCCAGTGTTTACGATCGGCAGACTCGCCCACGAGTAGTCCTGGATCGGAGTTGACATGCTCTCATAAACCAGGAGGAATCCCACGTATTCGAACATGGGATCGCAGGCGTCTGGGTCGGGTGGCGGTGGGGGAGGAGGCGGTGGAGGAGGCGGAGGAGGGGGTGGAGGTGGAAATACGTGTTCTCCCGTAATAGTGTCATCCGCAATAAGATCCGGATCGTTGGAGCTTGCCAGGTATACCACCGTGAACGAGGTGAGAGCTATGGATTTACTCCCATCGAATTCTGCCGGATCCTCTAGACGATCAGTCATCTGAACAACCGGTATCTCCGTTCGGGTCTCCAAACGGTAGAGAACCAGGTTGTAGTTCACCATGTCCTGAAAGAAGTTGATCAGGTCAGGTAATGTGAACTCTGTAAACCGAAAAGGATCGAATCCTACTTCCACATGTGAGGTTGGATACCATTCACCACCCACATAGACGGGATTCCCGATCGTGGGGTCGCCTTCCACACGGAAGTCCTCGTAGTCCCGTGTCCACAAGACGTTCATGTCCACATCGACGCCAAGTACAAACGAGATGAAGTCCACTACGGACTTACTACCCTTTGAGTACCAGTATGTAGGCAGATGCTGCAGCATGCGGAACAACTGCCTATCGTTGAATGGAGTGAAATCCTGTACCGGACAACCGGCAAGCGTAAGCGAGCGTGTGAGGATCTCTCGATCGAAGCGATCGAAGTCGTCATCCGTCAGCATCAACTCCTTCAGTATCTTGAACTGGGCGGTATTCCCAAGATGGACGATCTCACGTATGCGTTTGAGACGCTCTGCTCTGTTGTCCACATCCTGGAACAGCTCGTCCATAGCACGCGCAAGATCCAACCATGTCTGGTAGTTCTTCAAGAACTCCGGGAAGAGAATCTCCCGAGGCAGATTTGCAGCCATCTTAATTCCTTGTCACTGTAACGCTCACGTCCAAGGTGTTGAGGGTGACGTACTGTATTTTCACGTCGCTCTTGGTGGGAGGCGGAGCACCCACCGGGATGTTCCCTATGTCTGTCCACACAAGGCTTTCGTTGGTAGAAGACTCCAACTCTGTTGGAACGTAAGTATGAAGCAGTCCGAATCCGTTTGCGGCTGTGGATCGGCCATAAACATGGTATTCCACGGCGTTCGGCAATGGATCCCATCGAATCACTGCTCCGGAGTTGTAGTCTGTAGCCACCGCGTGTTGAGTGTTTGTCACCTTGAGGTATCCGGTCCCACCGTTATCGTCTTGCTGAACGACAGCGGCAATTCCGTATATGTAAAGACCAGGGTCCAAGAGACCTGTACCAGCTTCCATGGTTACCTGCGGCTTACCAACCGGATCTGTAGATACGATCACGCTGTTGTATGGCTTGATGATATCAAAGTGTTGTATGTCAGTGTTGGCTGATCTCACCGCGTCCGAGATGGACGAAAGGAAGAGGTTGCGCTCCAGAACACCCTTCTTCATAACAAACAGGGACTGTATCGCCTCTATGATTGAGTTCCTCACCGAAGTTGGGTTGGCCCAACGATTGCAGAACGCCCGAATATTGATGTCTACCGGACGGGCCGTTGGGTACTCAACGTAAAAGCGAGTGGCATACATGGTAGATTCCTCCATGTACGAAATGAGTGCCTCCTGATCAGCGAAAGTCCACCCGGCTTGAACCAGAGGTACGATCTTTATGAGGTTCATCCAGCGAACATCCGTTGGGTCTACCTCACGTTGAGAGAAGGTGCGCACGTCCACTACCTTGGGAAACTGAAGAGCTGTGGAGACGTACTGAGACTTCTTGACAGCGGACCCAAAGCTACCAAAGTTTGGGGCCTCTACGTTCTTGTATTCGATAGCAGCTCGGCGGTCAGCCCCACCTGACAAGGCGACCTCCATTGTTCCCTTCACGGTAGGAAAGAGAGGGCAGTAAAGGGTTTCTCCAGTAGCACCGAGCGAGTTACCATCTGTCCCGCGTGTGATGGCGTAGTAGACAAGTACCTCTGAACCAGAGCGAGGACGGTATCCAAAAACGGCCGTTCCGAACCGCATCAGGAGACGACCATCAGGCAGCGTGGCGTCCTGGAAGGCCGGCTGGTCACGGTAGTTCCAGAGTCCGTCTGTTACCCGAGGCACGTTTGCCCCATCTACAGCAACAGCAACATCCTGATCGGATACAACGAAGTCTCGTTCAAGTGGGACAATTGCCTGGTAGTCTGTACCAAGCCCCTCCAACTTGAGCGTCTTTACGGTACCTTCAGCGAGGGTAACCTGCTGAGCTATATCTGGTCGCAGAAATATCTGATCACGATTGAACAGCGAGAGGTTTCCGCCGACAACGAATCGCGTGAACGGAGGAAGCGAAACCGGCTCAGGTGAAACCAGGGTCACGGTGCAAGTAGCTGGAGAGTTCCGGTTAAGACGCACACCTTGGAAGAAGGCGAGCGCGAAAGATGCCCTGTCTGAGGAGAGGGTCTCCGGAAACACCTCACGGAAACAAGCCAGAATACGGTTCTGTGCGAACACGTTAACTGTGCTGATGATATCGATCAGGGTAGTACCTACCTGGTTGTCGATGACTCCCGACCACGTATTCGAACGCGCGAGGATCTCCTCCAGCTTGTCCTTGGTAGCGTCGAAATCGATAGCATCAGGCGGAAATGCAAATTGAAGGGTGTTGCTCATCAGAAACCTCAGAAGGTTGGGCTGGTGGAATCAAGGAAGAAGGAATAAGACCGAACGTGATCAATACCGCTAAGGCGATACACAAGGACGACGCGGTAGGCAGCGTTGGCCACGTCGGGGGTTACTGACGTAGCCGTTGATATGATCTCGATACGGGGCTCGAACCGAGCCAGCGCCGTGATCACCATAGCACGGATGGATTGGGCAGTGACGTCTCCGAAGGGTTCCTGAAGTACCTTTACCAGATCACATCCCCATAAGGGTTGGAAGCTACGTGACCGAGTGCCTACGGGTGAGGCGAGAAAGGCACGGATAGCAGACTTCACTGCTTCCTCGCCATAAAGTATCGCCTTTGCACCAGGTTCACCAAACGCTGGATTAAGATCCGAGTGACGGGGTTTGAGGATTGCCATATCTGATCCTTACGGGTTGATGTCCACGCGAGCACCTCGTATAAGAACATGCATCTCACCTACCACCTGAGTCTCTCGCATAGCCCGCAGCTTAGCGTCAATGAGGGAGAAGTGGTCTATCAGATACAGAGTGTTGATCTGATTGATGATGGTGTAGACCGAGTGCTTGAACAGAGTGTAGGAAGAGTTGGTGATAGAGTACGTGGACGCCATCAATGTGCGCAGTGTGTGCGAGATGGTAGCGTTGTGAGTACTGAACAGGGAATACACCTTGTGGGTGTTGTAGGCAGTTTCCTTGATGTCCGGTGCCTCAATGTGATACAGATTTACTGCAAGGTGATGCACCCGTCCATCGTCGTAGGTAGTGTACTGGGTACCGGACTTGTGATGCAACTGGAACTCCACCATACCCGCCGTTATGTCTATGTAAGACCAGTTCATCACGGGGTCCAGCCAGCCACGTCTATTTGGGTAGTTGGTAGCCAGCACTCCAAGTTCAGGGGTCAGCTCGGTGTGAAGCGACCCATCGAGCATTCCATAGTGCATGTCTCCGTCCTGAAACGTGACAGAGACTATAGAACCTACTACGGGAACTTCCACGGATACAGCAGTTTCGGTGATACCAAACTTGGAGTGTACAGTAGGTCCAATCCAGGGTAGGAGATCCGGCGGTCCATCGAGAATATTGGGGATCGAGACCTTGATGCGTTGCTTCATCAGAGGGTCCAGATTATCCACGACTCTACCCTGGAACTTGCGATTTGGATTCGGCTGGTCCACATCAGCCACTGTGTTGTATGCCATTCTAATTCTCCGCAGTCTCTTCGCCGTAAGCTCGACGGCTCATGGTAAATCGCTCGTAGTAGTTCACACCATTCAGGTAGATTGTCTTGGATACTACCTTGTAGATACCTGACAGGTGACGGGAGTACCTCGGCTGGAGAGGATCCTCCGGGTAATTGATGGTGACTTCTATGTTGTCAAACAGCTCCACCGTGGTAGCTTCTGGAGTTACCGCTGCTACCGTGAGACCGAACAGCGAGTCCAACCGAGCGTTCTGGTAAATGGCCCGTTCATACATTGGATGAACGGCTCCAAAGTCTAGTGGCCCAAACTGGGTACGAGCAAAGGTAGTCTCCCCCTGGAGTACCTTGTTCCGGACAAAGGAACGCTCGCCTTTGGTTGGGTTTATCTTTATGGCATTGTCATAGACGTTGAACTCGGCGACGTTCTTCATCAGGAGCTGATATACACGCGCGTCTTGGTAACCGGAGAGATGATTCGGAGAGCCAGAGCTGGTAACTGGGTGTAGGTCGGTGGCCAAGATGAACCCGGGACGCGGTTCCATGAACGTCATCTTGTAGTTGACTGTATCCAACTTGGTGACGTCCTTCAACTTTAGCTTCCCGTCAAAGTCTAGTCCAAGTTGAAGACAGGCTTCCTCCGACATGTAAGCACGCCTTGCAACATGCCAAGCCCAGTTGAAGTACCTACGGTTACCGGGCCACCACACCTGGAAGTCCGCCGTATCCACGCCGTCGTACTCCAAATCACATGCATCACAGATATCCGAGAGGACATCTGAAGCCAATCCCTCCGTCCACATATTGGTCGTATTGTGCCAATACTTTGGCTTGTTCAAGTATCCATCAATGTCGTACACCGTGTTAGGAGCAGTGTGCTTCTTATTGACAGAATTGATGCGAAACTCGTGGGTGTGCACGATGGGCGAGTCAGGCTTCGGTGCAACGGAGATCTCTACTGGTATGCCGTCTCCCAGTATCTTCTCCTTCTCAAAGTATCCGGTTGGATCATTGAGGGAAAGATGAAACATAGGAATGCCCGTCTTGGAAGAGGCGGACATGTGGATAAAGTTGATACTGTTCACACGGAGAAACGGGAACTCCTTGCCAGCGAACTTCAACTTGATGAATAGTCTGTCCTCGATTTCAAAAGCATGAGCCATGGAGATCTCCGGTCCCCTACGCCGGGAACGGTTGAAGGTAGTTTGGGATTGGGGTGGGTTGCGGGTTAGGCTCTATTTCCACCTTGGTTGATTCTATTACTCGATTGGAGTATCCCGGCAGTACACGCTCAAGATAGGAGATCAGCGTTTGCCGATCAGGTATGTTCAGTACCTTGAGGGTGTATACGTCACTCAGTGGATCAGTGATTCCGTTGTAGTACAGTATCACCCACCACAAATGCTGGTCACCAAGATAGGTCTGCGCCATCATGGGTAGGTTGGCTTCCAACGAGGAGTCCACAATTACAGTTGTTGCGGAGGGGACATTGAACCTCATGTTGCTGGGAGTTACGTCCCAGATGTTGAATGCCCCGGAGGCAAGCGTCTTGTAGTAGATAGATGCGTCAAAGCGTGCCATGATCAATCCCAAGCAGAGCGGTAGTTGGCCCGATCAATAGGATCGGTTATTTGCTGGCTCCCAAACAAGTCTGTGATGCTTGCCTTCTCCGGTTGGGTCATAGCATTAGAAGGGGAAGACTGCACCGCGCTGGACTCGTTGAGCGCTTGCGTTCCTGTATCACCCTCCACCCACTGCGCTTGATATCCCTGCAAAAGATGCTGCAGGTCTCGGTTGGTCGGGGTAAAGAACGTCCGGAAAGTAACAGTGAGATTGATGCGAGACATCGTCCCTGTCAAGTAGTCAGGCCTCACCTTTGTATCCTGCTGAACGTTGGTGATAACTACCGACGGAAAGTGCTGGAAGTTGCCTAACGTGAGGGAGATGTTGTACTTGATAGCAGACGTGATGGAATTGGAGAACACGGCAAGTGTGTTGTTTGCTGCGTCTCCAGCCCCACTAATAGCCGAGCCCCAGTCCCCGGTTTCCGTCAACGACTTGTATGAGTCTGAGATGGTGCTGAACACCTCGCCAAGATCCATAGAGGTCTTCTCGGAAAGGAGCCCCTCTTTCAGCTTCTCCAGGTCTATGTGCGGGCCTGGCGATGTAAGCAGACCGCCAGCTACGTTCTCCCTAGGGAGCATAAGCTCGTAGAGTGTTCCCAGCGGTTTGAGGACATCCAGGTACGGATCACTCTCGACCTGAAGGACAAGCGGAATGGCAAACTCCATCTCGTTTGAGCCTTGCCACAATTGCATACTCATGGCCTTGTTCGCAAACTGAAGACCAGCCGCCGAAGCAACACGTCCGAGAACGCTCTGAGGGTCCACTGGCCCCTGAGAGAACGGTGCCTGATAAGAAGCACCCAACGTGAGAGCGTATTCTTCTGGGAGATGGAGCTTAATCGGCTCCATACCTCTGTCCATAGGGACTATGAAGCACATGTAGTTCGGGTTTTCCTGCTCCTGTAGCGGAAAGCCCATAACAAACGAGTCTGATACAAGAGGCATTGCTACTCCTTATGTTACTACTAGAGGACCATTTCCATGAAGACGAAATGCTCCTTCTATATGAGACTTGTCTCCACTACCGGTGAGGTCCATAGGGTTTTCCTGTGGAGCACTCGCTACTACAGACTTCTCTCCTTCCGCAACCTGAGGAGGGGTGGCTGTTCGCGGACCTTCCTGCAAGAATTGCTTATGTGAGTATTTAGTGTCAGGATTAGATGGGGTTACTTCAGAAGCTACTACCACGGTAGTTGGTACCAATCCATGGGACTCCTCTCCTGGCATTGGTTGTATTTGTATAGAAGAGGAAGATACCTTGACATCATCTTTGTTGGAAGCCACTAGGACCTCAAGCTTACCAGCAAACGGTGCAGCCGCCAACTGCTGCCTGTACGTGTCCTCCAGCTTCTTGCGGTTTGCCTCCAGGTACTCCCCTACGGTGCGGGAGTTCTTCCCCACGTTATGAGAGATGTTCTTCCTGACGTACCTTGGTAATGACTTGATCAGTTTGGAGGGCGGAGAGTTGAACACCACCTTGGCAGCCGGTGCGCCTATCTGATGAGCGATGTATACCTGGAGTGGGCCATCCTTCCCGCCCATGAACTTGATGTTTGCTTTGGCAAGCAACATTCCTGCCTCCACGTTGGCATCGAGATCAAAACGGTTGCGTAACCCAAACGAGTTAGCAGTAGGTCCAACAAACTGGTACACACCAATAGCACCTGTACCTGAAACCGCATTGGGATCCCCACCTGATTCCATCGAAGCCATACGAAGCATGGACTCCGGGTCTAGTCCGTGTGCTTCTGCTCTCTGTACGATTACCTTTCGTACAAGAGGAAGCATGGACTTACCGAAACGCCCGGATATGGACACACCCTCTCGTATAAGTCGCATTGCCCAGCGTAACTCCGGTTCGGTCAGATGCGCCTTGGAAAGACGTGCATACTTCCCCGTGAAGAGTTTATGTGTAGCGTGACGCTTCCTCTCCATCTCACCCTTCTTCAGCTTTGCGTTGCGAGCTATCAGAATAGGACTGGAAGATGTTTCAGGCGGACCCTTGACTTCTGGTTTTTCCTTAGTGGAGGGCTTAGTTACGGACTTGGTATTTGGTCTCTCGCCTGGTACTTCCGGAGTCTGAACAGGTGAAGGCGTTCCAGGTTCTGGGACGGAATCCGATTCAGAATCTTCACCCACTGGGCGTTTCCTCAATCCAATAGCTTCGAATATACCGTCCCACCATCTGGAGTCTGGATCAGCCTTCTCCATTCCTTCTATTTCCGCGATTTCTTTTTCGAGCTCGTCAGGAAGTTCCTCAACAGGTGACCCCTGATCAAGTTCCTTTCCTGATTCGGCCTCTTCCGTGTCCTCGGAACTCTTCTTGGGAGTTGCATCCTCCTTCATGAGAGCGTAAGCACCTAGCATGATGGTGCCCAACCCTACCAAGGTCGCGATTACCTTTGGACTTGTGAGTGGGAGAGACGAGCCCCCATCCAGAGGACTCGATCTGCTCGGTCGAGTGTAGCGTGACTCCATACCGTTGGCAGCATGATACAACTGCCTGTATACGGAGGACTTGGTTGGTTCAGACATTATGAGGAAAGAGCTCCAAGATTAAGAGCAAAGAACGTCGGATCGCCGTATGAGAATTCAGGAATACGGGTGGTGCCATGTCCAGAAGGCGTGGCAGTATTCGTACTTGGGGCCAACGCACCAGCAGAGGTGTCGTCCTTAGCAACCATTGAGGAGGCCGACTTCGGATTGTAGGCAGCCGCTTCAGCTGATTTACCGTTCTCCCTTCTGACGCGCGTCTCTGGTTGATTGGTGTTGCCTGCATCTGCAGTAGCCAGCACTGAAGGAGCTTGCTGAGATCCCCCACGATCGGCACTTAGGGATGTTCCCGGATCCCCTTGGGCTGAAGGAGTATCTGCGGAGTATATTCCCTGTCGAGCCATGGCAGCGGACACACCTTTTACCTGAAGGTGCCATGGTTCACCCTTTACTGGTCGGTCGAATCCATACTTGTCCAGAAGCCCCATCCTCGCCATCTCGTTGGCGGCCGGGCTGTCGATGTCGATAGCCACTCCGTAATTATGGGCGGAACGACCGGGACGGGCCGCTCTACCTGGACCATACTTCTTGAACAGAGCCTCTTGCTGTTCGTAGGAAGCAAACGCGCGATTCACGCTTACAGGATACTTCCCTCCCCGTTGCTTGTACTCCGTTACCATTGCTTCGAAGTTAGAGCGCACGTGAGGTTGGAGACCGCCCATGTTGGCGTCAGCCGCTGCCCGGTACAGGTTACTGGAAACAGCCGGAACCGGAGCGGCGGAATCACCGTACACCGACGTTGCTGGACTTGAAGTCGATGGCGAGGATATAGAGGAGTTGGATACAGTCCTTGGGCCGAGTGAAACTGCGTACGGTTGAACAACACCGGACTGAGTCGATCTGGCGACAGGAGGGGCGGACGTAGTGCTAGACTTGGAATCCGGTTGTTTGACCGAACTCGCGGGCTTCGACTCCTGAGGAGACGCAGGCTTCGGCGGAGTTACTGCAGGCTGACTGACCTTACCAGTTTTCGGATCCCACGTAGGATGCATACTCACATCGACACCAACAGCCTCTGCCATCTTTCTGGTTTCTGGCGTGAGACCCTTATAGTTCTTCATGTCAGCCTCGACGGCGGTCTGAACAGCTTTCCGACGTGTGTCTTGAGCTTTCTCCTTTCCCTTCGCTCGCCAGTCGCTCCAAGCTGTCTTCAGATCGCCGATGATGGCGAATACCTTATCTACCTTTTCCTCAATGAACTTCACGGAGTCCTTTATGAGGCCGACCGAACCGTCTATAAGCGCACCGATCTCTTCGCTGTACTTTCCGTAGATGGCTTTCCCTATTGCCCATCCGGCAACCCCAGCTCCGAGTAGAGCACCAACAGGGCCAAGTAGGATGCGTCCAACAAATCCCCCAAGACGGAGAAGCGGGCCAGCGATACGACCAAGAACCTTGAGCGTGCCAGTAATGAATCCTATGCCTTTGGATATAACCTTCCATGAACCTATCGCTTTCAAGGCAGTGCCAACCCAGTTCTTGATGCTCATTAGTTTCCCGAGCATCATGGACATGATTCCGCCTTCTCGGTCGGGCTTGTTCCCCTTTCCGTCCATACGTCCAACAACCTTCTCCAAGGAGGCGGAGATGGACTTGAGGAGGTCAAGCTCCTCACTCCTCTGAAGAGAAGCGAGTTCCCCCTCATCCTCTGATTGGGCTGCTCCCGTAGTTGTCACGTTTATGGTAGGAGCCTTGCCAGCGTTCAGAGAACGCAGGATGAGGTCCAGCTTCAGGTCAAACACATCAAGCCGATGGGCCATTCCACCTGCCCCCGCAGCCCTAGAGTCACTTCGGCGGGTAGAAGTGGACCCGGGAATGTTTGACGTTTCGGACACGACTTGATCGTGAATGTTGGCAGTGGTCGGAACAGAATCGTCTATGGGTGCGTCAATACCGGACCCTCCGTCTGGCATTACTGCCGTGGGAGATCCGGTTTCAAGATTACCACCTCCACGATACCCACGTGAGATGGTGGCTGCAAGTGCTTCCTGCGAGAGAGGATCGTTCCAGTCCACGCCGAGTCTCTTGGATTGGCCCTTTCCAGATATAAGACCAACAGCTCGCCCTACAGTAGCACGCCATAGACCCTCGACTGCTCGAAATCCCTGCTTTACGGTCTGTTTGATACGCTGAGGCGTCGTGCGGACCGCAGTCCAGCCTGAACGAACCAGGTTGGGAAGGGTACGAGTAACGAATCGCACTGTCTTGTGCGTACCCCTCACAATCGCGCGTGCTCCTCGGTAGAGACCGCCGATGGAAAGACGTTTGTAACCGATGGCATCGAAAAAGCTAAGAGTCTTCTCAGCTATCTTTGCCCGCATCTCGTCCCGAGTCTCGCGGTCATTAATGACGTTCGCAACACGCTCCGTGTCAGACTGGCTCAGATCGTACTCGTCCTGGTAGTCGTTCAGACGTCTGTTGATAAGAACTATCTGGGCCACTACGTCACGAGGAGCAAGGAAGGGGAGAAGCGCGTAATCGTCCAGATAGAAGAGGATCTGCTCCAGATCCTTGCGCATCCGCTCCAAGTGAGTCTTTGCCTTGGCGTCGTGGTTGGTAGCAGAGAGCAGGTTGCGCACCTCAAGCAGAACATCATTCCACTTGCGTCGCATCTTCATGCCGTCCTTCTCCAGCATGGCATACATCTGGCGCTCGTTTGTAAGCGAGGCCCGATACATACTAGATGCGGCCAGACCCCTGCGCTGAAGGATGTCCTCTTGCAGGATGTTGATAAGACCAAGGTACGAACGCGATACTTCTCGTCCAAGCTCCTCGATCTCATCGCGTGCCACGTCTATAGACGACTCAGGAGCTCCGCTTTGAATGAGCTCCTGCAAGTCGTCCTGCATGGTCCGGATGATAACAAGATCGTCCTTGATCTTGTTTATCCGGTTGCGATATGCCACCTTCTGTATCTGGTTTGATTCACCAAGAGTGAATTCGTCCAGGGCTTTCAGGGTTTCCAGCGAGAAGGCGTACTTGCCGTGTTCCGAAGTAGGTACCCGGTACTGAACGATTATCTTTCGCAGGTTGACGACCCGGTTGATCTGATAGGCGCTCAGACCACCCAGAAACCTCTCGTTGCTGGGGACAGGTTTCAGCCCTGCTATATCATCCCGGAGAACGCGCTTATCCTCGCTTGTCATACCACGCCAACGTGTAGCCATGCTTTCCTCACTGCGTTTGGTTGGCCTCCCGATCTACCCGCTTCTTTCGAGCCGCGGATATGAAATACAAGAGGGTTACTAGCTCGGTATCCAACGACATGTATATCCCATATTCGGTGGCGACATCCATCATGCCGTTCCGCAGGTAGTCGTCGGAATACCGATCAAAGAAAGGAGTGCGCAGAGATGAGAACAGCGTTCTCCACCTCTGCGCCACACCCGTCACATTTGAATTTCACCGATTCCTTGATGCCGTAGGTGGAGACGCGCAGACGCCACTCGTCAAGAAGGTCCAGAACGTCCACGTCTTCCTGAGAGAGGATATCAATCCTCTCCTTCAGGGAAATAGGAGAGCCATCCTCTTTCATGACGCAGGCCGCACGATCCGCCATGTATCGGATCTCCTCCTCGTTTTCCTTGTGTTCAGGGAGGAGGTCGTCGTGCAGCTCGATGATGTCATACATGCGAGGCGCGGTCAGGGTAAGACCCAACGGAGAGAGACGCTCCATGAGGAACTGAAGCTCTTCTTCGAACCCCTCCAGGTAATCCTCAGGCAATTCCGTCTGCTCAAGCATGGTCTGCTTGAGGTGGACGATGCTCACCAGACTTTCCTTCTCACGCTTACCTGAAGCGACTTCCTCCAGGTGGTCTCGGTTGTTGCACACGCCGCGATGCACCAGAGGCGTCTTGGTGTACGAGTTCAACCGAATCCAGTACATGATGAAGAAGAAGTCCGGGATAGTGAGCATGCTGGCGTCGATTGCCTTGGTCAGCCCAATATCCTGAGACAGGAGCGTCGTGATGGCATTCGCCACATGACGATCGGACTTCTCGTGGGCGGCCCGATAGAACTTGGACTGATGGAAACCCTTCATTGGTCGGACAAAGACGTCCTTCACTTCTGGGTAGAACTCGCATCGAGAGGGGAGGAAGATCTGCACCGGCAGAGCACCGCTCGGCGTCGGAGCGGGTGCGGTAGCAGGGGGAGGAGCAACAGGAACAACCTCTTCGACCTCACGAATTCGCACGCTCTTGGGAGCAGACTGGGACGTGTTGGTAGCTTGGGTTGGTTGCGGACGAGCAGGGAATTTCATCTTGCTCGTGCCCAGATGGGCTTCCTCAGGGGATAGCTTGGACATTTCGTTACCTCTTGGGTGTTGAAGAAAAGAAGGGCAGTAAGCCTCATGCACCTGTCACGTGAACTGTATCTACGCTGAGGTCCAGTTGGACAGGGAGATGGTCGCTAGATTTATAGTCGTAGTTACCACCTATCACCATAGACGAGGGGAAGCAGCCGCTAAAGATCATCATGTAGATCTTTTCGTGCCGGATGTCATGGACTTCCAACACAACGGTCTTCTTGTAGTCGATGGGACGTCTAAAGTTACCATTCGTGTTGACGAAGGAATCCTCCGACCAGGAGGCAGCTAGCTTTGCAGCACGGCCAGACCTGTCATTGTATAACTCGATACTCATGTTGTCCGAGATTATCTTGGCCGGATACGAGAGGTTTCGGCCTTGATAGAAACGGTGATCGAGTTCGAACTGTATACCAGGAGCACGGATGCTCTCTATGTACACAGACGGGATTGGAGTGGGATTGCTGGGATCGAGTATGTAACCAGTCCATTCGAATCCTAGGACTGGATCTCCTCTGGAGAGGACGTCGAGTAGATGGCCGGTTGGAGCAGAGGGATTCTGTCCACCTGATATCCCAGACATGAGTGCGTTGGTGAAACCCGTGATCGAACTCAGAGGACCGAGGTTGCCGGAGGCGGTAATCGGGACCGTACTGGTTGAAATCTTGGAGAGAGGCTCACCTAGCGAGGATGAGAAGAGTGACTGCATGAGGTCATTCCTTATTCACAGTGTTGTTCAGAACCGAACCTCGTGCACCTTGGCCTTGAACGGCTTCCTATCCTTACCGTGGTAAAGGATGAACTCCCGTTCCACTCGCCCTTCCTCGATATCGGATACCGTTACCTGGAGAGTTCGTTTCAAACCATCGTCCAATCTGGATTTGTATTTGGCGAAGGATTTCAGGAGCTCCTCGCCCACCTTGTAGGAGTAGATGCAGTCGCCAGAACTGGGATTGGTGAGAACGACTTCATGGGAATTGGGTAGACGTTCCCTTCCAGCAACAACCGGATCGTCATTAGACGTCCAGTAGGAAGTGCTCTGCTTCGGCCGACAGGTTACTACTGTACCTTCTTTTGGCTCCGGCCCATTCCAACCTTGAACGCGAAACAGTGGTGGTTGTTTGTAGAAGGATCCGTCCAAGTAGTTACGCTTCAGAAAGGCGAGAAAATTGACGAAGTGGAAGTACTGTTCATCGATGCTTCCTTGTATCTGAGTTGTGTATTCCGTACGAGCGTGCCCGTTGTAACTGAACCATCCGGATAGATGACGACCCAGACCCCGCACTCCCTCCTGAATGTTGGAAGCAGCCTCACCTTGAAACTTCCCGGAAAGGATGTCCTCAAATAGTTGATTCATTCCTTTTGCCATGTTCTACTCCAGAAACAGAAATGGGGCCAACGAAGGCCCCATTTCGGAGAGCCCTGCTTAGAGCTCGTTCACCCAGTCGTACGAGAAGTTGACCGAGTATTGGATGACGCTGCTGGTCTGATCAAGGGTAGTCGTTGTGACTTCCAGTGGGAACAGACCGATCATCTCCAGGTTGCGGACAACGAGGGGACGATCATCATACAGCTGGAGTGATGCGGTGATGGCGTATTCCGACTTGTAGGAGCCGGAGTTGTTCTGCCAGGAACGAGCCATCTCGTGCCAGCGGACGAAGCGATCGCGAGTCGAGGCGTCGCGCGACTCGAAGAACGTGCATTCCCATTGCTGAGACCAGATGCGCTTGCCGGCAAAGTTGAGCTTGACGCCGTGAGCTTCCAGGCCGACTTGTTCGAGTGCGGAGTTCGGAATCTGCGTGGAGACTGCCTTGTAGGTCAGAGCCCGAGCGTCTGGGGAACCCGGAAGAGCCGAGAAGATGATATCCCAGTTCCAGGTCTGCAAAGGATCCTGAGTTGAAAGGACTTCCTGGAGATGAGTACGTGACATAGTCTTTCCTTTATGGAGGATTTGGAGGATTTCGAGCCACTGCCAGAACTACTCCAAAACTCCAGGATTTAGAGACTTTAGCTGAGCTGCTGTCCCTAAGCCCTGAGGCTCCAAAAACCCCCGTTTTACCGGAGGTATAGGAGAGTTTTTGGATGAGTTTTGGAGGTGTTGCCTGGTTACCGTGAAGCGATTATCTGCCGGAGTGTTTCCTCTGGCAGGCGCCACCAGTCAGTCGGCAGGAGTTTGTACGAGAGGGATTTTCTGTCCAAGACAACGAGAGTGCGTGCCCCAGAGCTCTTTGCCTTCGCTCTATTCATTTCGAGAGATTTGAACAGAGTGTAATCGGATTTCACTTCGAAATCCATTGATTGGTGGCGACCCACCACCGTGAGATCCGGATGGTAGGTTCTGGTACGACCCTCAAACCTGTACTTAACGGAACGATCGGGTTGCTCGTAGGACGCAAACACTCTTTCAGCTCCGTACACGGAACTCAGGATCTGCAAAGCCTGGGGCTCATATCCTTGGAGATGTAGGGTTCGACCACAATGTTCCACTTCACGGCGCTTGTGCCGATTTCCAGAATTCTGAGCAAACCATTCAGGGTCCTTTGAGTAATGCGAGTAGCCAGTTCTTTCCAGAATAGTTTTCCTCGTCTTACGTTTGACACGTTCCGACTGTACCGGAAATTCAACTCCGTACCGCTCAAGACTAGTCCGCCTCGATTTTAGCTTAGAAGTAGGACACTGCGCAGGGTTACGCACTCCATACCTTCGAAGAAAGGCGTCTTCCCTATTGGCTTTAATGGTTGGGTCTCGCAGCGGATGACCTCCTTGGTACCTTACCGCATTTGTTTCCTTGGTCTTTGATTTGACCGCATCCGTTTTCATCGGATGGCCACCAAAGCGGTTCTTGAAAATCTTCTTCAAGGAGGCTTTCCCGGAAGCAGACTTCAACCAGTGCGAGGCACCCCAGTTGAGCTGCTGGGTTTTGCGGCGCTTCTTTTTCACCTCAGGATTGTACGAGGGGTTATCGTAACCTGTTCGGTCGAAGTAAGTGGACCTCACCTTTTCCCGTACAGTCGGATTATGCATGGGATGAGCAAACCCTGTCCGATCGAAAAGACGTTTCTGGTTTGCTTCAACCCGAGCGGGGTCCCTCTTTGTTGAGGATATACGGTCACGCACGACTTGGCGAGCGGATGCCTTTACCTCTGGAAGCTCAAGACAGTGGAGGCAGTACTGAAGCTTCTTGCGATAACCAACGGGATGGGTACCGCAATGCAAACAGAGTCTGCGGTCAACAAACGCTTGGAGGTAGTCACCAGGTTTCGAGTCAGCCAGTTCACGAAGTTCCTCGTACAGATCGATACGATCGACCGAGGAACACCAGGAACGAATACGGGGCCAAGTCACCCTCCCCTGCTCGGAAAGGAACAAGTGAGGTTGCTTGGAGTAGGTACGAGCGATGAGGGTGACATCTTTAGATTTCATGGTGAGGCTACGCAAATAATTCTTCCGAATAAAAGTGCGTAGCCTCTGTGACATCAAACCCAGTTTCAGAGCGAGGAAATTATCTCTTCAGTAATTTCCAGACCTTCCTTGCTGATGACCAGAGTCATCTGGATCTCACGGACTGCCAGGATAGGTACGATGATGACGGCAATGGCCAGGATACCGGAGTTGACCAGCTGAGCAGGGTTGTTGCTGTCGTCACACACCACACGATACGAGCGGATACCGCGTCCGGCTTGAACCACACGCAGGTAGTCCTCCAGAGTCAGCTTGAGCTGATTGCGGAGGATGTCATCACCGGGTTCTTGCAGACCGTACAGGAGATAGTCGTAGCAAGCACGCTTGATGATGTTGCACAGCACACGGATGTTCGTGAACTGAAGCGCGGAGTTCTTGTCCAGGAGTGTGTTGGCTTCCCACAGAACCGTTCCCTTGCCAGTGAACCGACGCGGGTACGAGAGGTTGGCCAAGTACAGCTGAGTTGCCTGGCCATCGTCGAACTTGAGGCGCACGTCCGTGACGCCAAGCTGACCACGGTTGAGACCAGCGATCGAGAACCACGGTTGGGTGGTACGCGACACGCGAGCTTGGAGAGCAGCCGTGAGACCGGACATCGGCGTGTAGAGACGCTTCCCGGTGATCGGATCGAGCTGGAGAGCGTCCGACACAGTGAGCATCGAGTAGCTGGAGTTCAGGTTGAGTTCCAGACGACGGTAGTCGATGCAGTCCTGCGCGGAGTTGGTAGCACGTGGTGCATCCAGGTGGGCAACGCAGTCAGAGCGCGTTTGCGCCAGCGCGTCCATGGCTGTCTGGATGAACGGATTCGCACGTCCAGCGTTGATCAGGATGTCCAGGACGTACTCTTCCTTGTTGTAGAAGGGCTTCCAGGCATTGATGATGTCCGAGGCAGTAGGAGCCGCACCGGAGTCACCCCCAGCCAACGCAACAATCGGAGTCGACGTAAGCACGGGCATCGACGACAGCATGTGGATGTTGCTTTCCACATAGATGTAGTCCGAGTATGGATTGGTCCGCTGCGTGATCTCCATCTGCATGCCGGTCTCGTCGGTCTGCTCCGTGAGAGAGCAGTTGAACGTTTCCACCGGTCGGGTAGACGAGACGTCCAGGTCGAACACGTTGAGCGTGAACAGCGGCGACGGGGGAGCCATGTCCGCTGCGCTCGTGATCGGAGGACGACCAGCTTCGGGGGTGATGATACCCAGATCCGTGTACTCGTAGGTGGCCCCACCAACCTGATCGATGAACAGAGGAGTGCCAGGTGCACGCCCGTAGATGCGGTAGCCGATGGCGCCTTCCACAGGATCCCAGCTGAGAGTGGCGGTATTCGTCGTCGAGACACCACCGATGACCACGGTCAGCGGAGCTGAGGCAAGAGACTCGCCAGTTTGGCCGACGGCCGACACCACGTATTCGTAGCTACCTGCCAGCAGGTTGCCGTCCAGAGTGGTAGTCGTTGCAGACAGACCAGTGGGGGCAATGATGTTCTGCGCGATGATCTGGAATGCAATACGATCACCGTACGAACCGGGACCTTGCTTCGCTGTCATCTGGAATAGTGGGGTTTCACCAACCAGAATACCCGTGACGAAATCCGGGTTCTCCGGATTCTGAACACCACCTGGCAGAGGTTGGATGACCGTCTTCAGCAGAGCGTTGGTCTTGACCGTCGCAGCTGCGTGAGCATACCCAGCACCAGCAACGCGTACTGTCCAGAGGGAGTTGCCGCCCTTGAAGAAGTCGATGCCCGAGTAGACATCGAAAGAAACCGAAGCATCCGGATCACCGAAGGCTCGGAGATAGTCGTCTCCGTTGGAGAAGAAAGTAGGCTTCAGTGGACCCTTGCGCGAGACCACCACTTGGGCAGCGGTAGCAGGGGAAGCACCGTTGAGAATGGATGAGAGGTCGGCTTCCGTGATACGGACGTCCGACGCACGACGGGCGAGGATTGCCATGTTCTGGGATCTCCGGTTCAGCTGATGGACTTCTTAACCACGAGAGAGCGTTCCCGCTCCAGGTAGCGACTGTCGACGGAAGCACCGCGAGGAAGGGTAACCCGTGACGAGGGTTGAACGAACACGACGTCCGTCTTTCCGTCTGGGTACTTGATGACCACATCCTTGGGGAGGCGAGTTGGGTTGATGACTTGTTCGGCCATATTGATCTCTCAACACTGGATGACGACGAGCTTGGACACGACAGCACCCTCATTGGAAAATACCATTTGGGTGACCGGATGGTCCAAGAGCAGAGACTTGTTGATGACGAACCCGAAGTCACCGTCTTCAGCAGAGAAGTCCGCGCGAATCGGTGCGGTGGTCCTCACCATAACGGCAGCCGTTCCTTGCCCTTGGGCTTGGATGGTTGTTGACTGACCGGGATTCAGGGTGAGCTGGGTCGTGTTGAAGGCAGCGTCGGGTCGCGTGTAGTTCATGGAGAACATTCCAACGGACCGTCGGATGCCATCGTCTGCGAGGAAGGCCTCGCAGTTGACGAGTAGAGCTTGTGCGACACTGCTCATGTAGGCTCCTTGGAGGAATCAGAAGTGTGGGTAAAGGTGGTAGGCGGGAACGCCAGATCGGAGTTCTCCACGGTTCCTCCGCCCACGTAGGTAGAGACCTGCACGGAGTCGATGATCTGTTCTTCCATGAGAACCGACTCGGAAATCTTTCCATCCATGACGAGGGGGAATTCGAGGATGTATCGCTTATCCGCGTCCTGATCGCTTGTCGCCCTTGGAAAACTGATTGAAGTTGGGCCGACGCATCCAATATCGAAATTCTGGGCGCCGTAGTTGACTGAGAATTTGAACCACCCCTGTCGGCTCGCAAACAGTGCCCGATGCAAGTGTGTTCTAGCGCGCTGGGCGCTATCCTCAAAGATGGTGACGTCAACAGTGAGATTTGCCGGAAGGTACATTACCTTGAACTGTCGGCGTTGATCGTCAGATACCAGCACGGAAGCGCCTCGCCGACTGGTAGCTTGAGTATTTTCGCGGTTGGAAGCGATTTCTGTCGCCGAGTGGAACAGCGTTGCGTACGGATAACGAAGCCCAGCTCCAGTTCGTTTGAGGATCTGGACTTCGTCGTCTGCAGTCTTCCAGACGCAGGGGAAGCCCATCACCCTCTGAAACCTACGCGCAAGCCCGTCGAAGATAATCTCCTCGACGGGCACGAGCTTCTTGTTCAGAGAGCTGGACACCTCACTTGCTCAGCGCGTCGAAGTAGCTCTGCTTGCGCGAGGCAGCCGAAGCGCTCACGCGGCGGCGGGCAGCAGTGGTCGAGCGACGGCGAGCCGAGGCTTCCTGCACTTCGCGGTCGTCGTTCTCTTCGACTTCGATACGCAGTTCTTCGCCAGTGAACTCTTCGTCCAGATCGGAGTCGAAGGAGCTGGCTCGTTGGTTGTGGTCCAGCATGGCTTCCACAGCGGCTTCGCGGTGGGGATGCTTGAACGCGGAGGTCATCAGCTGACCGGCCTTCTTGGCGTTGCCTTCATCGAAGGCGGCGGACGCCAGCGCGACCAAGTCCAGGAACTTGTTGTAACGGGGAGTCATGAAATCACCTCATGTTCAGAAAAAGAGGTCGGAGCTCGAAGGAACTCCGACCGAAAGAATCGCTTGGCATCGCAAACCAAACGACTCACCACGAAAACGTCAGCCAACCGGGTTCGTAGAACCCGGTGGAGGCTTTTACCGGCGATGACCGAAAGCCACCGAGCGAGCGTTCGCCACGGCCTGAGCGAGGGATTCCTGGAACAGCCAGCCGCGACCGGCCACACGTTCGGTGGTGGCGTCGATCGGTTGGGCGTCCACACCACCGCGGTCCGAGTAGGCACCGTGGTACTGAGGATCCGACACGACCATGAACTCACCCTCCATCAGGGTCTTGTGTTCCGGGTGACGGTAGGCTTCCGACACCAGGGTCATGCCGTACAGCACAGCCATTTCGCCGGTCATCACCAGCTCGTGGCGCGACACGGGTTCGATGGCTTGCATGAAGCCGGTGTCACCCACGATGTCCACGAACAGGTCGGAGGCCATCAGACAGTGAGTGGGCTTCATGCCCCAGCCAGCCACGTTCTGACGAACGGCCATCAGGGCCAGAGGCGACAGCGTGCCCGAGATGATCGAGCGCTCGTTGTCCACACCGATGGTCTGACGGCAGGCATTCAGGTACATCCGGTCTTCCGTGACCATGATGCCTTCCAGGCCCTCGGTGTACTTCTCGTCCAGCACGTCGGTGTTCGACTGGTTGATCTCGGTCTGGGGGACGAAGACGCGCGACACGACTTGCAGTTCCGGCGGGGTCAGCCACTTGTCGGCGGTGAACTGGGCCTGCACTTGGGTGGGACCGGTCACCATGAACGCCTGGACGTTCTTCTTGCGAACCGGGAAGCGCGGGATGTCACCTTGCTTCAGGTCGATCTTGGCCAGGAAGCGACGGCTGTAGCCACGGCGGTTGGCGGTCATGTAGATCTGGTCGGCCATCCGTTCGCCGAGGACGCGCTGAGCCTTGGGATCGGCGAACGCGGCCTGCAGCAGCTGACGGTTGGTAGCCAGCTTCTCGGCGGCAGTGACTTGCTCGTCGGTGGCGACTTCGCCACGCGCGGTGGCTTGCATCAGCTGCATCGATTGCGACAACAGGTCCTTCTTGTCGGAGGCGTTGATCTCGCCGCTGGCTCCGATGAAGCGGAGATTCGAACCGGGCGCCTTGTATTCCGAGGCTGCCGTGGTGCGGGAAGTGACGATCTTGGTCATGGAAATTCCTTGAAGATGATTTGAACGGAGTCTGGTTGATTCGGTGACGATCAGATTCAGATCGTGTCGAACTGCAGGCCCAGGAACGGGTAGTCGGACGTCGGAACAGCCACGACCTTGGCGTTGATTTCTTCACCGGTGCCGGTCTGGTCGGTCAGCAGACCACCAGCTTCCAGCTTCACGGCAGTGGCGGCAGCCCAGTTCACGCCAGCGACGATGCGGTCGGTGTAGATCACACCTTGCTGCGCGACACCCACTTGACCGTAGATGTTGCCCGAGTAGCCACCCGGTTGCACATCACCAACCAGAGACACGGCTTCGCGAACCGACAGGGCACGCTTGTACACCACGTTCACTTCAGCGCCGTTGTTGGCGACGTCGACGCTCAGGGTGTTGCCAGAAGCAGAAGTCACCGTGATCGCGACACCTGTGGCCAGGTTGGTCACGACGTACTGGCCGGCCAGGGGTTCGCGATCCAGCACAATGGCACCGGCAGCGACGACACGCTGCTCGACCTTGATGGCGTCTTGCGGCAGGGTGGGAGCAGCCGAGGTCTGTTCGTGCGAGAAACCAGCCAGCACTTCGTTGGCTGCACCGGCGGACGGAGCAACAACGCGAACGCCATTTTCCAGGCCGAACACCAGGGGAGTGCCGTCTTGGATAGGCAGGGCAGCCACCGCAGCGGCCAGCTTCATCTCGGTCGAGCGAACGATGGAAGTCAGAGGAGAGTATTGCATGAGGAACTCCGAAGAGAAAGGATGGAAAGGTTCAACCCAACGTGTTCAATGGCGAGTTGCCATCGAGAATGTCGAGTGCACGGGAAGTAGCACGAGCATGAACTGCCTGCTGAGAAGCATCCTGCTTGCTGACGGCCGCAGTCTGGCTGAGGACCGAGGGGAGAACGGCAGCGGTGGTACGCAAGCGACCGGCAACATCCGACGCTTCCACAACCACGTCCTGATCGTCGGTTTCCTCTTCTTCTGCTGAGGCAACGACTTCCGTGAGCTCCAGGATTCGCGCGGTCTCCTTACGGGTGGCCGGCGACATAGAGTTGAGTTCAGTGGCAAGCTCGACCATCGAACGAGCGTAGTTTACGCTGTTGTCTGCCAAGATCTTGGCCACCACGCGCTCTGGATTCTTCACCCCGAATTGGGCGAAGGCCGTGACGAACGCTGCTTTGAGTGGGTTTTGCTTTCCCTTCCAGCTACCACGCGCCAGTCCGGCTGCGGCGAGAGCGAGGGAATCGGAGAAGGTAGCCAGTTTCTTGGCAACGGAGTTGGCAGAGGCTTGCTGAACTTCCTGCACCTTGCGGGCAACGGAAGCTTTGCTCAAGCTCTGGATTCGAATGGGAGTGAAGCCAGCGGAAACCAGTGCCTTGCGCATACCGGAACGAGCGGCGTGCTTCACGGCAGCGGCAAAGCTGGACGTCATCATGATGTCAGCGTTGGGACCTGCGTCCTCACGCTTCAGGGATGCGATGGCGACATGGCCCTTCATGGCGACCAGGCGACCGGCAGTTGCTTGGAAGCTCAGGCCAGTGTCTGTGTCGTCGAGACCCATGGAGTCAGCCAGGAGTTCGCCCTCGGCGGAATCCGGTACTTCGTAGAGTTCCTCGTCCGAAGAGGATTCTTCCGTGAACATGACCTCTTCTTCGGCAGCTTCCTCAGCCACCGGATCTTGGTCAGCGTCCGTCGGGATTTCACCAACGTCGTCCAGGTCTTCCAGTTCAACAGCCAGATCATCTCCGAGATCGTCGTCAACGTCCTCGACATCCACTTCTTCCGCCAGATCTTCTTCCTCGGAAGCAGATTCTACAGCCGGATCGATTTGGAGATCGAGATCTTCGCTGGTGGCTTCGATTTCTTCCTCGGAGGCAGCGGCCGTCGGTTCGGGCACATCCTCGAAGGTGACTTCCACGTCGTCACCGGCAGCAGCTTCGGTGTCTTCCGTGAACTCGGGCCACTCGTCTTCACCAGATGCGGTGGTTTCCTCTACGAATTCGTCACCGGCAGCCTCCACGCCAGCGAAGGGCCAGCCCTTGGCGTCGTCTGCGGTAACATCTTCAGCCGGAGTTTCTTCGGGAGCAGCTTCAGCGGTGAACAGCTTGGCGGCAGAGGCGATCACCTCAGGCTTGTACGAGTTGACCCCACCGCACACGGTGCAATGGACCTTGTGCCCCGACGCCTTGATTACGTTGGGTTCCATCAGATGGACGGAATCGCAGTGATTGCAACGGATTGCAACCAAACCCTTGTAGGAGGGCTTCGCGGTTGCCTTGACTTTTTCAGTCGTGCTGCCGCAGGTGGTGCAACTGGGAGCTGCGTGAGAAGAGGCGACGATGTGAGTCTTGCACGACGTGCAGGCAAACTCACCCTTGCCTTGCGAGACAGCACTGGCAGTCAGCGACGACAGAGCGGAACGGTCCTTAACCGAATGGACCAGAACCACCCCACCCGTTGCGGCAGCAGTGACCGTCTTCGCTGCGGTCCGGACCGCAGGTTTGGTCTTGAGCATGTGTAAGTTCTCCGTGTTAACAACGAAAGTCGAGCGGAGGAGCTCCAGGATTTCCTCGGAAATACCGAAGCTCCAGGGTGGCATCCGCCCGCAAAATAAAATTGGGTCAGTTATGAGTAGAAAGTATAGACCAGAAAAGCAGCCCAAGAACGTCAAAAGCCCGCTCAGGCTGCTAGAACCTGGCGGGCTTTTGAGAAGGTATATAGGAGGATTGGGGATGATTCACTCACCCGAAGCTGCAATTGCGTCTGCAGTGTTCAACTGCGGATTCTTCCGAGGCAACTTCGTTGCAAATGCGTGGATCGAACGCCACGTGATGGAAAGTGTACCGATACGTGTTCGCGAGATAACTCATCCGCGTGATTGTTTCCACGGAGTAGTCAGAGTACACGATGTAGATCGGCTCATATTCATATGGCAACTCTGGTGGATTTACGTACACAAGATGTTCACCTTTCCGACAGAGAGAACGTGTCGGGTACGGCTCTTTGCGTTTCACGTAAAACTCAAGAGCAGTCAGAAGTGCACCCTCAGCCCTTTCCTTGGCTTCATCCAGAGTATCACCTTGCGTGATGGCTTCTGGCACATCACGGAACGTGACAACGAATCCGCCTTCTTCGGCAGGTTCAAACTTGGCGGGGTAACAGTATTGCATTCCACACTTCTTATGTAAGAATTCATCCATAATCGACATACTCCCCTCACAGTCGGAAACGAATCGTTTTCGGAGGGCGCTTAACCGTAATACCAAGATCCGGGTCCACAGTGACGAGTCCAAGGAGCAAGGCAGTGCGGTCATCCCTAGATGCACGAAAGAAATACCGTCCGGCTGTCGAAGGGGAAGGAAAGACTTCATTCACTACGTGAGTGAACGAAGTCCCTCTCATGACGTTTCTGGCGTTCTTATTGACCAGGAAAGACTTGATTTCCGCGGCTTTGTCCTCCGACTCTTTGAACGTAGTATACTCGTTCTTGTCCATCACTACCCAGTCAAAGACAGGCGACGCCGGTCGATCATACTTCTTGGAAGTCTTGTCTTTCTTGGCCATTCGAACCTCCTAACAGGAAATCACTTTTCCAAACCGACGGTGTAGAGGCTGGAGCTCACGCCGGATTTCGCGAACACCGCAGCGGCTGCTTCTGCCAGCTGATTGCGGAGGAAGTAACCAGCCACCCGTACCTGATCGCGTTCCTCTTCTGTCGCGATAGCCGGGAATGGACCCTCGGTAGAGAGGACCATCCAGTGCATCATCGATTGGACGCCATCACTGACAGCAGTCAGACCGAGCAGGGAGCGGATAAGCTGACGATTGGGGAGAGACTCGTTCAATGCCTGCATACCAAGTTGGATCTTCAGCATAGGTTCGGCGTAATCCCTGAACGCCGTGTACACGAGATTGTTTCCGTTGGGCGGAACACGGGGATTCGTATTCAGCTTGGGAAGGTCGTCCTTGCGACGGTAATGCTCAAGAAGATCGCGATACACTTCCAGTGGAATAGATGTCGATCGCTGCATCGTGAGCATCTGGTACGCCTGATTGTTGGTCAGACGCAACTGCTCCACGAGATTGGGTTTCTTTTCCTGCGCTTGAGTTGGCTGTTCTTTGGGAACGTCTTGGGTTGGCGCCGGGGGTTCTTCCGCCTGGGCGACGTAGGCACGCAGGTCCTCTTGCGGTTCCGATTCCTCGACCCCGGTACTTTCCGCCGCGAGAGGGGGATAAACGACTTCCGGGACGTAGCTCTTGACCCGGGATACCAGCTCAGCTGCCAAATCCAGAGTGATCTTCAGCACTACGTCTGAGCCTCGGCTATCAAACTTCCATCTTGCAAGGTTCTCAAACAGACGGAGCTGTACTTCCTTCACGTCCGCGGGAGCCTTGGAATTATCCAAGGATGTGCGCGCAAAAGTCATATACGAAGCAACGTGCTTCCGAATACCGGCAGCAGTGTATGAGGCGACCGGAAGACGGTCTTCCCGCAGAAGCTCCAACTGCTTTTCCAGGTAGTGGACAACCTTTTCAGCGTCTTCCACAGCCTGTTCGGAATTGGTTCGCGTGGGAACTTTCTTTCCGAAGAGACGGGCCAGATACTTGGTAGCGCACCCCTCGGTCCAGCAGAGACCGAGGTCTGTTGCAAAGTCCCAGTGCTGGTAGCCGGTGTTGGACGAGTAGTGATCGCCTCCCACCTGACGGGCGTTGGCAGAGGGGTGGCCATTGGACTTGTGAGTTTCAGGGGAAGAGGACACGATGGTAACTCGCTTTCTTTGATTGAAGAAGAGATGGTAGCTTTACGGTTGGACGTTGAGTGGGAGAAAGGAGGGATTCTACCCAAGCCATCCATATCCGCTGATCGTCCTTGTTGGGAAATCCCATCTTACGACGGGCGGAACGCAGGTAAGCATTCACAGTCTTCTCAGAAGACCCAAGAAGATGGGAGGCCTGGGGCAGGGATTCGGCCTGAGTAGACAGGCAGCGCATTACCGCACATTCACGTGGAGACAGCGACCACGGATTGGAAGCGGATAGAGCGTAGTCCGTTGGAGTCAGGCGGACAGGATTGAGAGAGTCTCTCATAGAGGTGGCTTTCCTGTTGACATACATGTTACATACAAGTGCATGATTATTCCTTTACAAAGAGCCAGCGTCGGTCTCGGTGCGCCTCGGTGTTTCCCCAGGCGACAGGTGTCAACCTTTTCAAGTCATCTATGGATGAGCACGGTAGACACTTCTTCTCGTCGATCAAGTAGACGAGAACTCTCCTGGATAAAGATTCTCGGATTCTCTCCATAAGAAAAGCTCTTCCAAGGGCGGTCTGCGCACCGTCAGAAACAACGCTGCGAAATTCGCTTAGGATCGCCGTAAACAAACGTCTTCCCACGGAACCACGTAGTACTGGGTCTATCCAGAGATTAGATATCTCAAGTGCCTCTTCAACAGGAGAAAACTCAGGCAGTCGCAGTTCCTCGTATTGGGATACTATGACAACCGCACCAGACTCATCAACAGCGTACAAGTACCCACCGTCTTGGTAAGAAACCTGATGGAGTGTATCCGTAACTCCAGGAACGTGAATTGGAATCCTCTTCACCTCGGCCAAAGAGGATAGCTTAGTGATAAGATACTCCCGCTCCTCCGGATTGTCCATGTTGAATTCGGTATCTGCGATGAGCAGGGGCATCGCTTCAATAGGTACCTCCAAGTAAGGGCGATTCAAGTTGTATCGAATACGAATCTCGGCCTGTTTCAACTTGTCTTTCATCAGGAATCCCTCAGTGAGAGGACCGATTCACCAAGTCCTGCGTCATCTTGGTGAGACTCTCCATCGTGCGTTCCGCGTTTGCTTTGGCAAGATCAGCCACTTCCTGATGGTGCCGAGAGATGACTTTCACGGCTTCATCCGCTGACAGCGTAGCGAGATCCATACAGATTTCCTGGCAGGTAGCGTAGCCTGCAAAGAACATGGACTTCATCACCTCCTGCAGGTGATGGGGCATCTTATGAAACTCAAGGAGTTGGGCCTGCCTCTCCCACAACGATTGGATCGACGGTGCGTGTTCCGCCTTGGTTGCCCCCTGTGGGAAGTGAATGGTCTTGGAGGTTCTGGTATTGCTTTGCATGGAATGAAAGGAATTTGTTGGTTGCACAGAAGTCCGTGAATCCGGCAAGATGCGCCTCCGACTGGTATCGCAAGAGCATCGACTCGTGGAATGCACTGAGAGAAGAAAGTTCAAGTTCGTGCGCTAACAGTAGACCCTTGAACACGAGCAAAGAAACTTTTCCTCCAGCACCTTGAAAGGTGAGAAAGCGAAGGGTGGGTTTGCTCGGTCTGACAAGGGTAAAGGATGCTAGGAACCGATCCTTCGGTTGAATGCAGGACTGTGTTATGGCTTCTTCCAGCTGCTGTGTATGACGTTTGACAAACCGGAGTCGGAGTTCCTCGTATTTCTTCAAATGCTCTGAACCCACTGCGTATAGTCGTTGGAGTTCTTCCGGATTCCTCGATACGTAAGCAACTTGACCGAGCGTGCAGGTAGCTTTGTTGCCGGTGCTTAGATGTTGGAATGTTATCTCCGTTCCAGTACGGTTGAGGCACAAAGAGGGTGCAGTGACGCAACCCAATCCGGATACTGGGTTAAAACGAACAAACCACAAGCCCTTCTTCAAGAAGGAGGAGGGACGAATCATCTCATCTCCAAACGAAGGTAAAGATCAAGGTGAGTACAGAAATCCAGAGGCAGGTCCCAATGAAAAAGAGGAGACAGCGGGCGGCAAACTTGAGAGGATGGAGTCGACCATTACTGGTTTTCTTGCTGGAGAGATACGACATTAGAAAGCCTTTCATCTACGAGTTTACGTTGGAGTACAACCCTGGCGGCGGTTAGAGCTGAGATGGGAGTCAGCTTATCTGTGCCACGCGACTTGAGAGAGTTCACAGCTTCTTGGAGTGCAAAGTCGTCATCAAGCGTTACCAGTCGCATGACGCGGATGGCTTCATCCAAGGAGATGTATCCCATCTCCACAACCCGGTCTATGCGACCAGGTCGAGTGACCATGTCCTTCTCCTTGCCACCATGTCTTGGCGAGGCCAGTGCGGGGTCAAAGGTTTCCGGTAGATTGGTGCAGAAAATGCTGAGAACTCCGTTGGAGAGATCGCCCGGACCGCTGAGCGTGTTCAACAAACAATCGAAGGTGAGTTTCATTTCAGGGTCAACGGGTTTGCGTCCATTGAAACTAGTATCGAAATCGTCGAACAGAGCGACACAAGGTCTCTCCATAGCTACCCAACCTTCGTGGAAAGAAGGATCATCGTAGGTCTTGAGATGCCATACATATATCGGAATGCCTAGCAGACGAGCCGCGTATTCCGCTATGGTAGATTTGCCGGTTCCAGGCGGACCAAACACAGTCCAGCCCATCCTCCACGGAAGTACTCGGTCTGCGTACCAACTCTCGGAGGATAGCCATTGAATAGCATCGTCCAATAGCTGCTGCTGCTCTTTTGAAAAGTAACGACCCTTGAGTGGATCTGACCGGGATTCCTCAGCGAACTCAGAACGCGAGTGGAAGACAGGTGTTTCCAAGCGGTGGTCCATGAGACGAAAAGAGTCAGAAAGGCCAACTGGGGCTTCTGCTACCTCATCATTAGATCCGGATTTCCCGCCACGTAGAGCAAATTGCCTGGCAGTTTCCGAGACGGGTCCAAACTTTTGGATGGTGACGAATCGAGAACTCCTGGAGGATTGCTCCGAAGCATCCATCAATGAGTATCGAGTCTGATAAGCTTCTTTCAATGTAGCGTTGAGATCGAACATACCACGCACGTAACGTAGTCGCATGTCGCGCGGACACATGAATACAAACTTCTTGCCGGCGTAGAAGAGTTTAGACTGATCGTAGTCAGCCATGAGAAAGGGTACAGGTCGACGCTTGCCATTGGTGAGCTTGAGACTGTAGTCAAAGACGCGGAGCTTGCCCGTAGGTCCTTCCTTCCAGTTAAGACGCAGGTACTCGTACAACACGCTGGCAGCTTGAGATTCAAGGTCCACCTGGACAACAACAATGCGGGTGAGAGAAGCCGCCAGGGATTTCACTTGAGACCAGCCAGCCATTATGGCGGCAAATACGCCGCCAGCAAAGAGGGTGGAGGGTGTAATCATAGTACGATGAGATCGTCAGAAGGTGTAAAGTCGTACTCTATAGGAAAAGTAGCTAGAACACAGTTCATAACACGCAGACCAAGAGTCGTAGGTTCGAACAAAAGGTTGGACTTGGTAAAATAGAAACTTCCGAGATGAGAAGAGTTTGCCCTCCCTACATCTGCAAAGAAGAGAGGCGTTACGCCCAGGGCGCCAGCCCCCCGGTTTACGATCCACTGAACACCGAGACGGGCTTGTAGGTTGTTACTGTGGGAACGCACGCATTCAAAAAGCTTACCCCTGGATAGATCGTCAGGCAGATATCCGTCCATGACCTGCAACATGTCTTCCTGAACAGCAGCGATTAGGTCTCTGAAAAGAAGGGGCACGTCGCTTCGGAACTCAGGGCCCAAACACGAGTACCCTGAACCTGACGTACCCCATGGATGCCAAGTACCTTGGTGAGGGGGAACCCAAATAGAGATGTACCCCACCCTGTATAATAGATCGCGCTGCGCTTGGGTCAGGAACAAGTCTCGCACAGGCACGTGAGAAAAGTATGTCGTTACCAGCGGGTCCATCCACTTGGATCTCAGGCCATGAATTGGTACGTCTCGGTTGTGGAGAGCCCGCAAGCGTGCCTTTCCAAACGCAACCTCCACGGCATTCCTTACCTCTTCTACCGTGAAACCCTTTACTGCTGTGGTACGTACCGGTAGAACCAGATTCAATAGGTGTGGGTCCGGCTGCTTACCCGCGAGTAGGTAGTTACCATCCATTACCTCATCCCGGAAAAGGATGTTGGCTTTCGGTAGGGGTGAAGCATCCTCTACTAACGAGGGGTAAGGATCCTTAATGGCCTGGAGTTTCTTCAACAGCTCATGCGTAGCCGGGTCAGAAGTGGAAGACAACATGCGAGCGAGGTCGCACTGGTTCAGGTATTGTTTGAAATCATCAAGGTTCATTGGGGTCCCCCGGATACGAAAAAGCCCGCTGCATGCGGCGATGGAGCGGGCTACAAGAAGGGAGTTGCTTTTGCGGACGGCAAACCAGGATGTCGCCAGACTGGCAAGTTGGAGTGGCTGCACGAGCCGTGTAAGTCCTCTTGCGAGGACTGGAGCGCACCGCAGCTTTGGCTGCCATGGAGACAGCTGCAAATGCTGCGAAGACAAGCAGAGTTCGTCTCATGAAGGTTCTATAGAAGACGTTCCCTAACCAGAGGAGTGTCCACTCCGAACGCGACGAGCGGACAGTACAGATTCAAGGGAGAGTGATTCCCAATTGGGACATGGCGGCGCGCAGTCCGTCGAGACCTCCAACTCGTTGGTTGTTGATAAAGATCTGAGGGTATTGACTTGGTGCGTCTGGAGCTCGACGAACAAGCTCTTCCCGATTCTTCGCACCTACGGCGAAGTTGGGGTCGCCGACGCGAGAGTCGCAGTGTTTCTCCTCGAAAGGAATCCCCAGGTCCGAGAGAATTTCTTTCGCTCGGACACAGAAGAAACAGTCGGGCTTCGAGTAGATCTCAACAGACTTGATGGAGGCGAGAGCAGATTGTTCTGACATAAAGAATCCTTGGTATGTGGGATTGCACCCCCAGGATCTCTCGTCAGAGATCTAGGGGCTGAAATCCCTATTCAGCGGAGGCTGCTATTTTTCTAGCTGCAGACGCCACTTGGTTTAAGGTGAGATGCAGTTCACCCCGCGATGCGGAAACCTCATACTCGTTAGCAAGTACTTGGAGTTAGAATATAATCCAAGCTACCGTACGAGGGAGGTGTCACCCCTTACAAAGAGTGAAGGTTTGATGGTTGATTGGTTGAATTGTGAGTAGGTACGTTCTAAGAACGACGTCTTCGATCGCATACGCGCAGGTCTGCATACGCAGCAGCACAACGATCACAGGTCGAACGTCCTACCCGATCTTACATCGCCAAGTCATGAGTGGCTTTCTTTGGTGTAAACGGGGATCGATCCCCGTTACATGTCATATAGAATTCCAGAGTACGCCTGATGCTGACCGGGGCGGCACGCAAGCAATACCTGGAGCTTATAGTCCACGGTTGGGGCACAATAGGCGGTTAAGCCTCTCTCAATTGCCCAGGTTGCCCAGGTGCGAGCGCTCAGTCTCGCACGAACCGTGGATACACCTCCGCCACCATTTCGTAATGGCCCATGGCGAGAGGGGTATTCGGTTTGAGGTCGACACGAATGACGACCCCGTTTGCTTCAGCTTCCCTGAGAAGTCTATGTATCTCTTTGGAGAACTCTTTGAGGATTTCTTGCGTTGGCCGAGGGCGACTGACAACCGTGCTGGAGTAGGGTATCTGTTACGTTCAGACCTCCAGAGGTAGTGGTTCATCTTTATGTTAGGCGCCAAATTCCTGCAATGCCTTCAAGAAGCCAGCAGCAAAAGCGCCTCGCTCCCTGTTGCGCAGTTCTCCCCGCTGGCCTGGAAGAAAATCGGCTTTCAATAGCAGCGCGTTTTCCTCGTCGGCGGTGAAAAGCATCAGTGTTTCGTGTTCTCGGCGCCGGATGAGCTCGCCAAAGATTTCAACCATCTTCGACGTGGTGTACGTTGGCGGCATTTCGTTTGGAACAAGGCGCAGCGGCGCCGTCACGGCAAGTCGAATGGGTTGTCCTTGTGACAGGTGCTCCCAGAGCCACATAGGTATATCCACAACCGTGATCGGTTCCAGTTGATGGGTGTAAAGAACTGCGTTCACATGGTGCTCCAGTTGTCAAAAGGTGCAAGCCCAACTCTGCGATCCAATCGGACCGCCTACGGCGCCCGTTGGCCTTCTGTGTTCGGCTTCAATGAGCGGATGATTTGTGCGGGTTCTTCTGGTTCATAAAAACCGACTGCAAACCCATATTTGTCAAGCACCATTCGCCTATCAAACTCCTTCGCCGCTTCCTCAAGCACCAAGGCCGCGAAGCGTTCAAGCTCATCAAACCTCAGAGAGTGCGCGTCGCCTTCGCTGACTGCGTGTCTGCCCTCCGCAGCCTTTCTGGCAAGCTGTAGTACGTCGATCATGGTCAGTCCTCACTGCTCCCTTGTTGCTTTTGCGATGGCGGCCATGCATTTCTCTTTTGCATCGAAAATGCGTTTCACCCATCCCGGCTCTCTGTCGCGGTTTTCATAGACCTCAAAGTAGTTCTTGATTGATTCCAGCAGATCAGGTGCCGCCGCTATCAGTCGGGCGTTTGCAATCGACTCAACGCCCACCCCGGTTGTCGCAACTGCGACCATCAGCCCGTAATTTGTACCGATGGTTTGCTCTCCATTTGGTGGTGGCGCTCCGATTCGCCACGGTCCAGGTGTATGCGCCATCTCAATCTCCTGCAAGGTTTCGCGGATCGGCCAGCTTGCCCACACAGTCGGCCTTCGGCGGCGCATATGGAGTGCGCTTGCCTTCGCACAGCGAGGGGCAGTCCAAAAAATCCTGGCAGCCGGGTCGCATTGCTTCCAGCGCATCGCGGGTATTGGGTTTGTAGGTTTCTTGGTTCATGTTTTGCTTCCAAAGAAAGAGTCCATCGTCACAAGGGGTCTCGGCGCTGGCGTTTGCGGCGGCTCGTGGCTTGCCGATCCCGTGCGATGTCTCGATGGCGCGGGCGAACTTGTATAGGCCGACGTCTACCGCGAGGCTTAATTCATGTGTTGCCACTCAAGTGATAGCCAGCCACACCCTGGCGCTGGTGATCATCTTCCCGGCAGGCTATCCAGAGGAGGCCTGAGAGGGAGAGAATGGGAACGGTCCCGGAAGACCGTCATGCTTGGTTGATTAAGGGATGGAGGCGCCCAGCTTGGCGAGGGCAGCCTTGAGTCCATTCAGTCCACCGACACGCTGGCCGTTGAGGAACACCTGGGGAAATTGGAGAGGAACCACTTCAGGCGCACGGCGCGTGAGCTCTTCTCTGTTGGCAGCACCCACTTTGTAGTGGGCGTCGCCTAGTCTGGCGTTGCACGGCTTTTCCACGTAGGGGACACCCAGGTCCTGGAGGAGTTCCTGGGCTTTGATGCAGAAGAAGCATGCAGGCTTGGTGTAGATTTCAACGGACTTGATATCCGCGAGCGTGAGGGTGGGCTTAGAGGGTTGGGTCATTGGTGTTCCTTGGTAGGGTTGGAGATCAAGAGTACTCGACGTCCTTCATCTTGGCATTGCCTCCGGCAGTCAGATAGAGGTGGGCCAGAGGAATGTCTGCCTGGTAAAAGATGTGTTCCCGGAGGTCTGGGAAGACGCACTTGATGGAAGGTATGCCAAGGGCATTGACGAGGCTCTGTGCTGCGCGCAGAGCACCGGAACGACCACCAGTGTAGGTCTCGCTGTGCATCAGGATATTACCGTTGGAAGAAACGAAACGGAGGTAGTACTGAGGGGTGGACTGAGCGATACCGTTAACGTACCGGGTACTATAAGTGGGAGAACGGTGGATTTCAATGCGGGCGGTGGCGGTGAACGAGAATTTGGTCGTGCTCATAGTTCAGGATTCCTCTGGATAAGGAAGGTTGCACGGAAGGAGAGCGTATCGGTTGGGAGGGTGCGCCCCAGGTGAACGTCTCGCCGGAAGTAACCAGCATTCACAATTTCTGGAGAGTTGACCGAAGCGTCGTCCACCACAGAGAGTTGTATTGGACTGGACTCTGTTGGAGGATTGGTACTGAAAGCGCCGAACAGCGCCGCCAACCACACCTGAACTTGAGAGACCACTCCGTCGTGCATCATGGTAGCCCATTGGGTGGACACACCAAAATCCTGGGCGGTCTGAGCCATGACAAACTCACCCTCCGCACCAGCGTCCAGTCCCGCAAAGTAGGTGAGGAAGTTCTGAACCGGGTCAGGGTGCACCGTTCCCTGAAACAGTTGGGTGAGGACATCCAACACTGGAGCTGGAAGGTCTTCCTTCACCGAAGGAAAGGGAGTTAGTCGGTTCTCGACCGGTATGTGAGGGTTGTCTACGTAGGTTCCGATCATACGGACTCCAAGTGGGAATTGAGGAAACGGGCAATAGTGTCCGCGTGACATCGCTTGGGGTGACAGAAGCACTGTAAGTTCACAGTTCCTGTCTCTTTGTGCAGACGCCACAATCGACGTAGCTCGCCCATTACGGAGGGATCGTCCTCTTCTACCTTGAGCTTGAACCAATCTTCATAGAGATCGCACACCGCGTTGCGACTATTCTCCCCACGCAACGGGTACGGATTTCCCAGAGGTGAAGGACGACCAACATATTCTCCAGGTGTCGGCTTAGCTACTACGTGGAAAGGCATGATTGTCACGTTCTGCATTGACCGTTGACTGGATGATATTCAATTGACGAGCGGCTTGCTCCAGCTTCAACTCCTCGTCAGAAGGGATCCTCTCAATACTCTCCAACATTTCAAGGAGCTTGGCCCGCAGCCAGAAGGCTTGGTGCATGGATAGCTGGCGGTGATTGTTGCGTTCGCCTGGAGTAAGGCGATCCTTCTCCTGGAACTGGATGGAGATAATATCCCGGTATGCGAATCCATCCTGTGCCTCGGGTGTATGCAGGGAGATATCTGTGCTACCACACCGGTCACCATAATCTTTGTGACGATAGCCAGTGCTGGTCCAGTTGCCAATGAGTTCACTGTTGGAAGGCATGATTGTTCTTTCTTTCGTGTTGACGTTTCCGTCGAGGCGGTTTTGGTGCGACCCAGTAGGGAGCTAGAAGGTACAGAATGACTGTAATAAAGAGATTGAGGAGTCCGTCCATACCAAAGGCAGAAGCCAGACAGAGCAACAGCAGTTCTGCGATCGAGATGACCAGAATCAGGTATCTGAATCCTCTTGGCTGCGGTAGCAGCATCGCTGCGTGGTATATTCCACACGCAATCGCCGAAGCAACACCGTTGCTAGAATACTGATACCGTATGCACACAGCCACGAGGGCAAGAACGATGGCAATGTTTCTACCGGACCAATTTGTCCGATCTGAGATCCACTGGGTGAACCTCAGCAAGAGGTAGTCAGCGTAGGATATCATGTAAGGACCTCTCCATGGGTAGAGGTATCTACGCAATCAAGACTCGACAAACGGGGTCCAGCCTTCTTGGAGACATCGTTGAACTGACGGATCTTTTCAGCCGAGTCCGGGTCACGGATCAGTTCATCGCAGAATTTGATGATATCATCAACGCGAGTTGACAGATTCAGTGCACCCTCTTCAACTGAAGGGTGCGGCCACTCTTGCTTGTACACCCGGACTGCGGAACCGTTTCGGGCGACCAGGCGGGCTGCCGATTGAATCGCGTGCGCGAGACTGTCGTCGCGCTGGACGACTTGGTCCATACCAGGAGTGAGTGCGATGACAGCGTAATGCTGTCTCTTGACGTGCTTACTGCCGTAGTTGGTGAGCGTTCCACCTTCTTCAACCGAATTGGTCTTTCTCTCGGCCGTAGCCTCCGCGTCCAAGACGATTTGGTTGTGCACCAACGCGAGGATCTTGCCGAAGGGCTTCGGTATGGAAGTGGCTACTACTGCAAGTGTGGGGGGATACTCTTCAGGCATCACTGCCACCAAGTCTTTACCCACACACTTCCATTGAACGCGACGATGTCGTTCCGGAATCTTCTCGTAGAGTTCTGCCAGAGCTTCTTTGAAAGCGGAGAGTGAGTTGTCGGTCATAATGAGATACTCAGTTGGAGATGATGCGTTCGGTGCACCTGGATGCGGCCACATACAGGCAACGAAAGGCTTCCGACTTAGTCGGGTTGACAAGAATGTCTTGCGTATCGCAGTAAACGTGTTGACACTGACTACCTTGGAAGGAATGAGAGGTAGCGGTGTAGGCAGACCGAGGTCGAATGAATCGACGCTTCGTATCCCAGAAGAACTCCCAGAGGGCCTGAGAGCGTCGCCGGTCCTTGGTAGCTTCTCTCGCTTGAGTTGCTACCATAGAAAGAACCTTGTTCAGTTTCTGTTGCGCTTCTTCCGTGCGTGCAACGGCAACGGAAGCCGCCTCGAATGACTCACCATGAAGATCCAGCACCGAAACAGGGATTTCCACTTCGAGGTTAGGTAGCAATTCACAGTGAGGAGTGAGTATAGATGTATACACATGGTCTACCACAACCTCTTCTGTGTTCTGACCAACCTCCTCCACACCAACACCCTTGCCGAACGGAATGAAGGCACCGGACAGCGTAAGTCGTTCTCCAATACCTATGTCCGCACCGTAACCGAGAGCTGACCTTATCACCTCCGTGTAGTGGTCGACAGTGCGATTACGCCAGGCAATTACCTTTGCGTTACCGTCCCGGAAAAGCTCCGCATTGTCCTTCATGTATCGGACAAACTTTTTCTGGGAAGAGGTATGAACGACCGTCGTCCCGTTGGCTATTTCAGGTATTGGGTTGAGATACTCTCGTTTCTTGGAAAATATCTGCTCCCGCAACGCGACGTGCAGGTCCACGATTGCGTCGTCTTTCACTCGTCGGATGTCAACGAGCGTGTGCTTCTGCTGTTCATCCTTAACGAGTTTCCATACCGGAGAAGACCGTTCTCCAACAGGAGGAAGCTGAGCCGGATCCCCGATGAAGAGGATGAAGATGTTCAGACTTTCTGCGATCTCCACCAGGAAGCGGAGGTACTCCCGGCTAATCATCGAGGATTCATCAATGACCAGGACAGTGCCGGTCGCTATGTAGGGAGGTTTGTCTGGGAGAGCAAACGTGATGTCGTCCTCGTCGTACACGGCTCGCACTCCGAGTCGAGAAGCCAGCGTTCTGGCCTGGAAGCCAAGATATCCGGACAGTACGGTAGTGGCCCGATGCGTTGGGGCACAGAACTCCATGGATATACGGCTACGGGTAGAGGAGTGCAGATCCTTCGTGAGGAAGGATTTACCGGTGCCGGCGTATCCGCGAAGGACAAAGAAGCGTCGGTTCTCCAACGTGGCCCAATCCCGATTTGCAATGAGGTCGAGCCAGGTTGATATCTTCGATCTTGCTTCCGACTGCGAAGCCGTCCATTCCACAGGAGTTGGCGGAGCAGGTTCTTGTACACCACCGTTTGTGGCTTCAAAGGAATCTGATTGAGAGGGCAGTGTTGGACCCGGAACATCTGACCCAACAACTGGAGTCGGTTGCGTCGTCTGTGTTGCTGCAATTGGTGTCAGCTCGAACGGAACCCCCAACCGCACCAACTCACGATTGAGAAATAGCAGTGACGTCTCAGGGTTGTCACTCAAAAGGAGTTGAAGCTGTGCCGCCACCATCTGAGGGGCTGTGAGAGTGCGGAAGGGTTTGAAGGCCATGTTACAAATCAAACAGCACGGTGCTTGGGTTCTTCGGTCGAAGCGGCATCTGGCGTATGAGCAGATACAACGAGAAGGGGCAACCAGGTGAAGGTTGCAATATCGATTATGACAAGCACGACTTTCATCACTTCCTCCGGTTCAAGAGCTGCTTCCGGCGATTCTGCTTGTGGCTGCTCCCTGTTCCGAGTTTTACCGTGACCGTTCCGCTGAGAGAACTGATAGAAGTGGTATTCCGCACCCGTGGGGAACCTTGACTCACCAGAAGCGGGGTGCCGGCACCCGAAGCTAGGGTAGATCCCGGGACAAGAGCCCGCACGTCAATACCTGCAGCGGCTGCGAGTCCAACAGCCATTGTCGCGAGAGATCGAACTTGTTTCATTCGGAAATCCTTTCAGGTTGTTATCCACCGATGAAGGTGTCCAGCGAACCGGACGCAATGGGGGAACTATCGGAGTCCAGGTCACCTACTCGATTTGCCGGTAGAGAATTGATGAAGACCGTCATCGAGCCAGCCACTTGGGGCATTGACGATGAGTCAATGTCAGTCTGACGAACGGCGGCCAGAGAGTTGATGAACACGTTGGGGGAGCCTGTAACCATAGGGCGTCCGGACAAGTCTGGATCTCCCAGGCGGGCGGCGGGCATTGTTGCCATTTGGCAATTCCTTTCGTCGAGTTGAGTTGGCGGGAGCAAAGTCTATGCGGTCACCATCAATGATTACGTGTTCGAAGTCCAGGAGCAGACCGTTGTCGTTCATGAACAATACGGTTTCGCCTCTGGAGTTCAGGAGGCGAAGTCCTCGCTCTTCTTGCACGAAACGCATGCCTCTGCTACCGGGATTCGCGTCGAGAATCTGGTTAAGAAGAGGGGCAGCCGGTCGGGTGTTAGCATTTCCAATGCGTGCTTCTAGGCGGCGCAAAAATCCGAATCGTTGGAGGAGAACGCACACCCCGAGGATAAGGAGCGTGACCGCGAGTGTGATCTTCACAAGCGACTCTCAGCGGTTAGTGGGGCGTCGATAGACACTGAGTCAGTCGAACTTGAGTAGTAACCGGGATCGTCGCACACCACACGGTACGAGCCCCATAGTCCTCCGGATCCACCTCCGCCCTCGAGAGCTCCTGTAGGGCGGAGTCTGTACCCCAAAACATTGGAGAAGAAGGGTGGCAACCTTCCCAGAGGTGAGCCACTTATGAACTCCTGAAGCCGTACCAAAGCATTATGGGTCAGGATGTCCATCCTCTCATCGAACTTCATCCAACCGACCCCTGCCTCGGCCGCACGAAGAAGCAAGGCAGATCGAAGAGGTTCGTCACTGTCGCGGACCGAATCCTCGGTCAACGGAGCTTCCTCATATGTGGAAGCGAGATCGTGGAAGTTAGGTGAAGCGCTGATCTTCTTCCAAGGCGAGTCCGCAACCGACAGGTAAAGATCGCCGTCATAACAGAGGGTATGCAACTTGATTGCCTCTGCAGAGACGGTCGCGTTGTCGCGATTAGTAAAGGTGACTGGATTGCCCAATAGGACACCCGTGAATTCTCCAGTGAATGAAGGCATGATGCTGTCCTTTCAAAAAGTACGAATTGTTGATCTTCCTGGAGTGACCGGTTTGAGGTCATTCACATTATTCGTGGGAGGATGCACCCATCGCACATCCAGGTAGTCCACCCTGAAGACGTTCTTCCTGGAAGAGTTGCTCCAAACAAACTTTCCTTCCAAACGAATCACCACAGGTGGCTTGGTGTCCTTGGAAGGGAGAATTAGTCGCCATCTACCTGAAGGTCGGATGAAGCCTTTCAGAGAAAAGAGCACGCTTATGGAAGCGTTTGTAGCTAGCATGACTCGGTCAGGGGAGATCTTGAATAGATGACCATGCACTCCAGCTTCGGATAGATTCTTGGCTATGTGTCCGTACAGCTCCCGTTGGTCAGCTAGAGCTTTCTGAACGTACTCGTTGTAAGAAACCATGCCATGCTCCTAGGAAGTCAGTTTCCGTATCTACGACTTGCCACGAACCACGAGAAGAAGGCACCATACATAGAAGAAAGTACGATGAGGCCAGCTATCAACCACTTCTTGAGAGAGTAAACATCACGAGGTTCGCACACTGCAACCTTGTCCTGACTAGAGTCAGGCACAATCAAGGTGCAAGTGAGCTCGCGACCCTGAACTACGTAGGTCATTTCCACGGCATGAACGACGAAAGTGCTTTCCTCGATTACCATGTCATAGGATTGCGTGTGCGGCTGTTGGAGCACCCGAAGCCAGAGAGCTGCGCCAATTGTCAAGATGACAGTCAACAGAAACAGGGCAAAGAACCTTCGCCTTCTCTTGCGACGGTCCAACGTGAAGATGGGGCGGACGATGTTCCTATCCATGAGAAGTTCCTTCCTCGAAAGATTCAGACCAGACCGAGAGACTTGAACGAAAGGCAGATGCGATTCGAGAAGAAGGATTTGCCTTCAGGGACCAAGATGTACACAGCCAGGTCCAACGCAGGTTTCCAGAACTTGCGAACGATGGTCCCGGTATTCTTGGACACCGAGACGCTGACCATACGGATCTTGTAAGAATGACCACGTTTCGGCGTGATGCTCAGCCAACGATTGGGGTAACGACCCCTCACCAAGTTGGCAGCTTCACGTGCTTCGTCGCGCGTGTAATCACAGTGGTAGCAAAGCAACCGGATGAGGTGGGCTTTGGAAAAGACCACACGCGAAGCGCCCGGAAAGCGCAGGTAGATCAAAGTTGACATGGGAGGCCCTTTCAAGATTGAATGAGAACGCAGTAACCACGAGGAGCCTGGAAGTGAGACTTCCTTAACCTCATCTCATATAGAGTAGAGTGCTTCTCTGAGTTGAACGCCTTGCCGGTGACGACGCCTGAGACGAGTGGCTTCTCCTTGCCTGTCATAGTGTGTGTACTGAACCATTGCCGATCCTCGGCGGAAGCTCTGAACGAAATCTCCACTGATTTCCGCATGAAGGAGAGTGTCCGAGCGTGGAGATCTTCCAAGCTGTGAGCATAGAAGACGAAGTCACCTCCCTGGCAAAAGATGAAGGTGTAAGGAGTGCGAGTGGTCTGGAGACGTTTCACACGGACGAGCGAAGTTAAGAACTTCCCTCGCTCGTCATAGTGAACTGTTCCATAGTGGACAGTACGATGCGCAGCTGGGTCAGTGCGCAAGCATTCCGTTGCTTGTAAGAAGGTTGAGATGGTGAGCATTACCGGGGCTTGAGACGATGATAGAGAATGCGTTCGTCGATTCCGCGCGGAGGCGAGGCCTTCCAGAACCGAGTTGTCGCTGCGATGTACGCCAGGTAGGCCGAGGGTTGCGGTGGAGTCGGAAGGACCGATCGAAAACCTTCACCCGGAACCACCGCAACCCAGAGGTCACCTACGCGCACGATATCAAAATCGGTTGCCCCGAGACACCGAACTTCGACGTATCCTTTGCTAGGGTGGCCAGAAAACTGAATGCGGTGTGAGCGCGGAACATGACGAGAGGGTGGAATCAGTCTCATATCAGGCTCCTTACTTGGAATCGAGTGGACGGTATGCCTCAGGATCCTTTTCCTGCGGCGTAAGAGAGTCTAGACTCTTCAATGTTTTACGACAGGAGAAATCCCTGGCACACGCCTCGACAAAGTCCGCATCGACTTCGGCTTTGAGCCAGGAACGATCTGGCGATTTCACCAAGAAATAGATGCCGATCGCAACGGCACAGAGCACCCAGAACGTGGGGTTGAACGCGGTAAGGGAGAATATGTGCCATAGCATGAAGCCGAAGATGGCCAGGATGGTAGCCACAACGATGAGAGACAGCAGAATGGCAACCCCACCTCCGATTGCCATCGCCCAAAGGTTGCCAGAACTGGTTATCCAGTCCCAGATGGATGAAAAGAAAGCGATCAAGGTTTCCATGACAGTTTCCTAAAGAGGAGACTTTCGGAGAGTGTCCGAAAGGAGGGACGAGGGGTTCATACCGAGGGCTCGGCAGTAGATGACGAACTCGTAGATGTCCAACCTACGATCTCCAACCTCCACTTTGCCAACGTAACTCTGGGGTCGACCCAACTTGATTGCCAGAGCTTTCTGGGAAAGCCCAAGTGCCAGCCGCTGCTCTTTCAGAAAGGAGAGGAGAGCCGGGTAGAATTTCGAATCGTTCATGCGCTGAACGGCCGTGGTGCGGGACGTCCCCGACGTGTAGTTATGAGAAATCATTCATCGAATATATTCACAGCGCCACTTGGCGGGGTCGTCCTATTGCGTCTCTCCAGGCTTCCACCACTTGACGACGCACTTTCTCGACTTCAGACTCGAGATAGTCCCGTGTAGAGTAACCAACGGTTACCACCGAACCTCGCAGGTGTAAATTGAATCGATACCTTTCTTCCAAATGAAGGACAGGGCCGACTGCATCCATGTAATGGATATCGATCGTGTTACCGGCGACGGTAAGCCACCGTCGGTCCGTGACATGTACGTTGAGTTCGCTCATGGGGTTCTCCTCAGACAACAGGGTTCCAGACGATGTACGGGATACCGAGATAGAGTTGGCCACGCGGGTAACGGATGCCTTCTACCTCGGTCCAACCGTCCCTGTCACACTTGGGAGCAACTTCCCACCTTCGATCGTCGGCGTATATCGTGGGGTTGTAGTCTGATTCTATCTTACGAGCCCACTCCAGCACCGCTGTGACGACTTGTGGAACGACGTCATGCGGAAGGGTTCCCTCCGAGAGTTCGAGACGCATCTCGTTGCGTTGAGTCTCAACCTTGTATACCCCGACAACGTTGAGTCCGATATACCAGAGAAGGTTGGCTTCGTCACCCTCCGCCTTCTTATCACGATGGAAGCCATACCGTTCGTTGTTGAATCGACGATCGTTCAGCGCAATCGTGATGAACGCAGTGTTTGGATGGAGGACCACAAGGATCCGCTGAGATGCGAGTTGGGAAACCGCTGACGGGATGTTGACGGAAGATGCGGCAGAAGTGTTCATGGTGAGTGCTTTCAGTGAGGATTGGTCAAGGAACAACATGGAAGGCGATGCCGTTCTCGAAGAGAACCTTTATCAGTTGATGGTTCTCTTCCGGATATCGAAAGAAGTTGAAGTCTCGACTGAGGGAGATCCCCCCGTCAAAGACATCGACATCAAAGATGTAGACCTGCTTGTCGACCCCAAGAAAGTCTACCCGGGCAGTGGTTTCCAACCAACCCTCATTCTCCTCGAGATCCTTTTCGGGTTCATGGTAGATAGTGGAAATCTCCACCTTGACATTAGGATGATGGATGAACTCGGCGAGTTTGATGTTGAGACGAGCGCCCATGGAAATTCCTTTCAGCGGAGATTGAGTTGGCTGGTATTGGATTGGAGGGTGTATACCAGATCGCCCTTGCGACCTTCGTACTTGGACACCCCAAGACGAAGGGTTGGGAACGGATACTGGAGGATGAATTGGATCGGAGTAAAGGGGCCGCAGGCGTAGTACGAACCCGTGAGAAGAGCACCTTGATTCATAATGTCACCCCAGTCGAACGTGGAAACCTTCGGCAATCTTCTTGCCGTTGAATTGACGGAAGCTGTCCGGCGCCACGACAACGGTCACCTTACCGCGAGAGGTGACCGCGAACATCCAGAACTCCCTGGCTACATACCGGAGGAGGTTGCCAGGGGGAAGGCCCTCCATGCAGGTGCTAGCACTGACGACTGCCAGATTGCCTGTGTAATCGACGCTGAACTCCTCCAACGTGTCTCGGTACTCCGGGTTCTTGTCCAAGCGCGATTCCATGAAGCGACGGATGCGTTGGAGTTGGGTGTTTTGTGAGAGTGACATAAAGTTTCCTAGAGATTGGAATCAACCCCGAGAGAGGCGGAGATCGTGGTACACGACGTGACGGATGTACCAAGACGGATTGAAGTTCTTCGGTACCTTGGAGGTGACAATATCAAGGTCACCGATCTCTATCGCGTGGTCAAGAAGATTGAGCCACTCGATAGCCCGATATCGTCGTTCTCCGTAGAGACCACTCTGGCTAGGGATCGTCTTGCGGATTAGACGATCAAGCTCAGAGTGGAGCTCTAGCAAGCTATCCTCGGTGGAGCGCGCTATAGAAGGGATAAAGGTAGTCAAGGATATCTCCTACGAAAGAAACAGGTTCACCCTGCCGAAGCAGGGTGGAGTTTGGAAGGTCAGCTCCAGTAGATCTTGGAGGCTTTCTTGAAGGCTTTCTCCGGCGTCTTGGCCGAGAGAATCCCGAAATTGGTGAACACGAACCATTTGTCCGAGCCGGGAACCTGCCGGATGCTGAGAGGGACGAGATCCTTGCAGCGGATCGAGTAAGAACCGCTCGGATTCTGGGTGAACTTGATCTTGCCGATTTTGGTTTCGACGACGATGCGGGTGGGCTTGATAGCGCGGGCCATGGTGAACTCCTGGAAGGAAGGATGTTTACGGAGGGGAAGAATGGTCCCCTCCTAGGTTTATTATAACCCCGTTTAGGGTTCACAGTTTGAAAACTCCGTTTCCGTCATAGTTATTGAGTTTGCACCTGGCGTCACGAATGATGTGAATGAGCTCCAGGAAATCTATGGGAAGTGCAATCATGAAACGACACATTGAAACCACCACTATCAACTATCTGGATGCGTATCCGGGTGTTGGCAAAACCACCATCGCCATAGATCTCATGATAAAGGCCAAAGACAAGGTCTGTGTGTACGTGGCCCCAAGACACATCTTGCTGAAGGAAGTGGAAAAACGTCTGAGAGCTCGCGTAGAGTACCTTTACCAAAAAGGTCTGATGCCACCAGAGGAGTACGACAGATTCGTCTCGGTCAACCATAAGAGACGGCGCGGACTGTACCAGATGGATGAGGCGGAAGCAAAGAAGGCATCTACGACGGTAGGAACGCTGCTCCAACGTAGAGTGGATGCAGCCAATCCCGGCGAGTTGGTTTTCTGCACCCACGAAAATTTCGTGCGGAACGGCCTCTTCCAACGCGATCTCTCCGACATCTTTGTGGTGTTTGATGAAGCACGTAAGATGGTCATGGAGCGGAAGGATCAGCGCATAACCTTCAGCAAGGATCAGAAGGAAGCTCTTTTCAATTCCTTGGAAGCCTACAGGTCACCCGTGTACTACACAAACAAAGAAGGTGAGCGCAAGTACAGCGGTTTCAGCCGATACCAGGCACCGGAAGAAGACGTCTTCAAGATCTTCAAGAAGGCTACCGCCATCATGCACGGTGCGGGCGACGGCGTCATGGATACTAGTCCTAGCTCGGCCTTCCAAGCTCTGGTGGACGACATTTGCAACCCCAAGCTGGACGTCTACTTGAAGATCCCCCTCGAACTTGGGCAGCTTATCAAGGAAGGTCCTGACTTCGAGAGTCTGGTGAAAGGCAAGGGGGAGGTGGATTCGGTGTTCCAGATCATCTCTCCTGCCAAGCTCTTCATGGGATACAAGAAGGTGCTGGTGATGTCAGCCTACTTTCGTCAGTCGCAGATGTTCCACCTTCTCAGCAACTACGAGAACATCCACCCCGAAAGCAACCAACGTTTTGTGTTGGAACCACTCCCCCTGACCGAGAAGCAGATAAAGAGGATACAGGAGCAGAAGAAACTCATCGAGTCACGTTTCAGGCAAGTGCGCATCTTCCCACTTCTCACGAAGGAACAGAAGGTGAGCATGACGAACCTGGATATGTCTTGCTTGGTACCTCGCGAGAAGCTTCCAGAATTCTACGCGGAGTTGGAGAAGAAGGGAGTGCAACGCAACCAGGTCGGAGCCATACTGACTGGTCGCAACCCGAAAGGTGGAAGAGGTTCGGTGCAGAAGCACAAGATGATCCGGAGAATCGCCCTCTTAACGAAAGGAGATCGTCTTCCGAAAGACGATCCAGACTACATCAGCTTCGAGAGACACGGGTATGGCAACCCTGTTGTTGGGTACATCCGGATGGCGCAGCACGTAGTATTCAGTCTCACCAAGGTAAAGTACGCCGTGGAGAAGAGAATTGCGTTAGGAGGTCGCCCGCTTATCTCCATGAACAGGAAACACTTGGAAGAGATGAACCGAGAGCCCAACGAGTTTGGAGATGTTCAACTCCCAACCATGCGGAGCTGCATAAATGAGCCAGACGCACTGGAACTCCAAGCAGAGCTAGACAAACGTTTGCCCTACGAGGATCGCATTTACGGTGATACCGGTCATCACTTTCGTGTAAGATTCGACTTGTTGTTCCCAGATCCTATGGGACTCAATGTGTACCGAGAGCGGAACTGTATTGCCTACTTGTCAGCTCGCAATCCATCGCCCGACGTCGCGATGCTGTTCAAGGCATTGACGCCCGAGTATGATGCTGACGACGACTATGCAGGCGACAGCGCAGTTCAGGCTGCAACGCGTCTCTCCGTGCGTGATCAACGTGTGGGCGAGCGCGTGTACATCATTGTTCCTGACCTCGGGTTGGCTCGGATCATCAAGCGGAAGCTTCGTCCCTACAAGAACGGTGAGGTTGATCCGGATGGAGAGGGCGCCAAGATCATTCTCAAGTATGCCAAGAAGCTGGACTACGTCGATGTACTGACAGATCTGAAAGAGACCGGATACGAGGCGGCGGGTGAGGTTCGTAGGAACGGGTACGCGGAGGAGATCAAGAGGTGGCCGCGCGACGTGCTTGCTGCCCATCGAAAGCTCGCGAATCCGGAGGAGGCGGAAACGTGGAAGTGGGTATTGAGAAGTAAGATATCCTCACTACCAAAGGCCGAACTCGCTATGCGCAAGACGAAAGCCTTCGAGGTGTTCGTGGAAGGAGCTAAGAGGGCCATTCATGCGGACCTGAGTCTCAAGTACTTGAACAGAGTTCTCCAGTCTCGGACGAGCAAGGACGCGGTAGCACGCTACGCGGAAAAGCGACGCGAAGCAATGGAGTGGTTAGATCATAACCTGAGCCTCGCCGAAAAGCGAGCTCTCAAGGAAAAACTCGCAAAAAGCGTCCACTAACAGCAGAGTACCCGCAGGGTCACCGAAAACCGCAGTTTTAGGGGACCCTGGCAGGGCTTTTGGAAAACACTCTGGTTTTGGAGAGTTCTTCCAAAATCCGTGGACACTGCATGTGCTAGCTAGTTCCCCCTACCTTATTCCCCTTATAAGCTATAGGGTACTAAGGTAGGGGGAACGAAAATTTCCAAAAACTACAGTATTTTCAAATACTCCAAAACTCTCCAAAAACTGGAGTAGCGTAGGAACGAGCGAAGCGAGGTCCGGAGCCGGTTAAATCCGTCCAAGTCCGATCCTGTCCAAGACGAGCGGTAGCGAGTTTTGGCAGGGAGGCTTGGCGGCTCCGGTGAAGGAGGTGAGCGTTAGCGAACCTCCTTTATCACCTAGACACCTATCAACCCAGTTCGTTTCTATCATCAAAGGATGCTTCACTTCGTTCAGCATCCGTTAGCGACGCTTGCTTTCGCAATCGTTGTTTATTTCTTTTTAAGAATCCTCCTCCTTCCGCTACGCTTCAGTCGGGGATCCTGAAACAGAACTCCGTCACCTGCTACCTGGAAGCTACGCTCTCTTCCTCCTGCAGCACCTACGATTTGGGACAGCCTGGCCTTCCGGCCTCTAAGTCCAAAAACTCATCCAAAAACTCTCCTATACCTCCGGTAAAACGGGGGTTTAGGGGAGCTGCTGGGGAGTTGGCCTAGAGCTCCAAAAACCCTCCAAAACCAGGAGGTAATTCGTCATTTTGCTCACCCTCCGTTTTCCTCTCAAAACTGTGAATAATCCGCATGAGCTCTCACCTCAAACGACTTCTCCGTTCTTCTCTGGTTCCTCCAGTTGGATATCTCATGATAGGTCATGGCGAAGAGCTGTCTCTAGTGCGAGACGTGGCAGAGATAGGTACTGGAGTTGAATCGCAAGGAAGAAGAACTCCAACGACTCTCTACCTAGTCGAGGAGCTCCTGGAGAAAGCACCCTGGTCTCTTCCGTTCCAGTCCTTTTCTGGGCTCTACCTGGAGTGGGTTCCAGGCAGCCTACCTACTCCCGCGGTATTCGTTGAGAACATCGTTTCCAAGCGTATATACGGTCGCTGGTACGGATACGACTCCATGTACGAACCAGACATCCAGCGCATGGATCCTCGCGCTGACTTCATTCCTCTTTTCAAAGGCTTCGACTTCCCATGCCGACCCAGTCAGATTTCCCACCACCTATGAAGGTGGACCATCCTCGAATCCAGAGGAAGGTTGTTCTGTTGAACCACCATCGGCGTAAGCTCCATCTGGACAAGGACCTGATCGCTTCTTCCGTGGAGGACCTATCCAAGCGGTACGACCGCGGTTCGCTCTTCCAGGATTTGCAAACCGGAGTTCGCAAAGTGTTCAACGCCAGCATCTTCTGCACCGGATGCTGGTCCTTCGCAGAGGAGCAGAAATGAACAAGGAAGAAATGAGTTCCGACTCGGATCCTAATCTGTATGTGCAGCAGATCCTCCAGAAGTGGATGCAAGACCACGCGATTGATTTCATCAAGAATCCAAGTGATGAAGCTCTTCGTTGCCTGAACAACCTACTATCGGAAATTGAGGTGGAAGTGCCTCTTCGGTCTCCAGGTTGTAAGTGCTGTGTCAACATACTCCCGCCTACCAAGGACTCTCCGACGGATATGAATCACATGGTCCTTGCTACTGTCGAGGTAATCAGCCAAAAGCAGACGCGTCTGCATCGACTCTACGTGGGCATCATGTCTGAGGTTTATCTGACACCCGAGATTCTCTTCGAAGGAAACGTTTCCTTCGACTACTCCTCCTTCAACAGAATGGAAGCCAAATCATGACTATGTCTAACCACGGCCTCAGCAAGGCAATCGAAGAAATGGGTGAAGCCCTTCAGGTGTTCGGCAAGAAGCTTGCTTGCATGGATACGAACGAACACTGGGATGGCGGTAAGCTCCTAAACGTTCGCATGCAAGAAGAGATCGCCGACGTCAAGGCCATTTTTGAGTTTCTCTGTGTGGACAAGCGAGACCACTTCCACTTGGATCCGAACGTGATCTACGCTCGTACTCATAAGAAGCTGAAGCTGTTCCGGGAATGGGAAGCGCGGGTTGACAAACCTGACGTGGTAGCCAACCAGAGATCTGCTCTGCCTCTCTACCCGCACTACCTCTGGACGGAACAACTCGCGGCGGAGTTCGATCTTCAGACCGAGACAATATTCCCGATTGGTTGGTATCCAGTCGGGACCGGACCGTTGGCAAATTCATTGAAGACTTTGCACAACCGATACCATTCTGGGGAACTCGTGGAGGATTCCGGCAAGCAGACCGTGGATACTGGTCGTGTCATTGCCTCCGTGCGTTGGGAAATGCAAGTGCGTTCGAACGCAACAGATTTGCTCGTCCGTCACTTGAACGCGAACTTCAAGTCCATCTCGGCCAGTGAGATGTCCAACCGAATCTCGAATACGTTACACACGCAGTTCTATTCGATGGCACGTGGCAATACTTACACCGTAAAGTCGGGGTCACCGTACGGAGGCCTCGTCCTCGATGAACTGAATCTGTTTCAGATCGGCACCGGACCATTCGATGCAGCCACTCCGTATACACTGGCCGAACAACTCGCCGTAGGCAGTAGCAAACTGCTCCAATGGTGGGATGCGAAATTCGTACGTGACTCTCTGCGCAATCCCAAACCTCCCCTGTCTGTTTTCTTCGACGGCTTCATGTATCTGAAGGACTATCCCTGACGCCACTGCGAAATGCGAAAACTTCGTTAAAAAGCGAGTTTTCGCACGAAACCCTCGGGCTGAGGTATAATAACCTCAAGGGGTGGTTCGCCGTCGCCGCCCCGCTAACCTCCAAAACTTTGACGTGCTCTTAAGGGTTTGCCATGAACGCTATTCCTCTCGTCCGTGACGCCTCTTCCAGCGTGAATTGCTTTGCGGTTCATCGCACTGAATCTCACATCTCTGTCCGCTGCTCTCGTCAGATGGCAGCTGCTCTCCGTCTCAAGACCGAGGGTCGTGCTCCTGGTTTTGCCGGCGTTCAACTGACGGAAGTCGGGAACAGCTGGTTCCGTCTGTCGCCGCGTGATACCTTCCACACCAATCCGGAAGTGGAAGTCGACAAGGCGACCTCGCAACTGTTCTTGGAGTTCGCTCTCCTGGAACTGGAACGCTATCTTTCCACTCTCGACACCGAGGTCTCTTCCGTGAAGGTGAAGAAGGAGTCCCCTCTCAAGGAAGTTCGCGCTCTCTCCGTTCAAGGTCGGCTTTCCTCGCGTCCGGTCAAGCCTCGTGTCTCGGATGCCAAGCTCGCGGCGCTCGTGGCCTTCGCCAAGAGCAAGAAGTCCTGAAAGGAAACATCATGTTTCGCATTCTCAAGAACACGGTCTTCTCTGTTGCTCATTGGGCGACACAGAGTTTCATCTATACACACCAATATCATTGGCTCGCAGTCCTTGCAGCGGTCCTGTTCTCTCCGGTCACGCTGGCCCTCGCCCTCGCATGGATGTGCGTTTTGGCTTCCCCGTTTGTGATTGGTGCCTACGCCGCCTGGCTCGTGTTCTGGGCAATCGAGGGATTCTGGTTGGCGTCTGCCTCGGCGGTTGTTGCCTTCCTCGTAGTAGGTGAAATCCTTCAACGAACAATCGAATACGTTTCTATCAAGGTAGGACGCGCTGGTCGGGAATGGGCCAATTCCCATCCATACAAGAGCTGGAACCCGCCATACGGCACTCCGTATGCGCCTCCGATGTATGACCTGGACTAAAGGAATCTTGTTGGAGGCTTACGGGCCTCTTCCAAAAGGATCGGTGGTAGTGTTCCGCCGTTCCTCTATGAACCTCGCGGCTGGTCCCTGTTGGTGGATCCGGCCGCAGGGTATTCGGCACTTCTACATGATAGCCGAATCCTACGGAGGTGAAGATCTCCGGTTCCTCGTGCGTGGTATACGAGCTCAAGGCAAGCTCGTAACTTCGCCTCCTGAAGTAACCGCTCGTCTCAACAACGAGCTCCGACAATTCGGGCGCAACCTCCATCCGCTGGCGCGCCCCCAACCTAGGAGAATCTCTCATGTCCATTCTGGAATCTCACGCAAAGCAATCCCCTGATCTGCGGCCGGTGCCGGACTTTCCGCTCTTCTGGCGGATCGTCTTCACTCAGAAACTGTTCGTGATTCAGATCACCAACAATTTTGGCGGTCCACGTTTGGCGTGGATCACGGTTTCCACTGGGGAAGAGGTGGAGTACCGCATTCCCGAGAACTACCTAACTGCGTTGCAGCTGGGTTCGCCCTCTATGTTCATTCAGCGTGAAGTGGTGGAGCGACGTGCCGTCCCTGCAACCTTCAGCTCGTATGGAGCTGCGCGAGAACACGCGCTGACAACCATGAACCTCCCGCCGAAACAAGAATGGCATCCGAATGCCATTCCAGCGGGTCTCTCTTGGTGGCGTCGGCTGCTTCGTCTCCATCCCAAGAACTGAGGGGCCACCTTCCCAATTTAACGAGGTTCGCAGAATCCTCCCAAAACTGTGAATGCATCGCTCAATTCAACCCAAGGAAAACCATGGCAACTCTGAACAAAGCCAAGAAGTCGTCTGCCCCCGCAGCTCCTGCCAAGAAGATCGCACCGGCCAAAAAGGCTTCGGCGACGAAGGCCGCTCCGGCTCGAAAGAAGGCAACCTCTGCTCGACCGCCGAAACCTACCTGGCAAGCACCGGCGGATTTCAAGCCTGCCTTCTTCCGGTTCGGCTTCTCCACGGACAGCCAGGCTCTCATCGTCCCGGAATCGGCCAACGGTGAGCGTATCCGCGGTCGCTGGGACAACGAGGAAGCCAAGCGCTACAATCTCCGTGAGTACGACGTGAACTCGCTCATGGGTTTCATCGCGCGCATGTCGGCTGCGATCTGGGCTCCCAATGTGATTCGGCGGATCACGCCCGATGCGACTTGGGAAATCATCGTTCGCGTGAACAAACGCAGCGCGGACGGTTCCCTGGCTGTTCGTGTCATTGGTGTCCGTATCAAGAAGGAGGGCAAGAAAGCTCGCTGGATCGAGGACAAGACCGACGCCGACCTCCGCAAGATCCGCCGGGCCGCTCGCTGGCTTCCGGCCGCGTTCACTGATGTTCAACTGCCGCCGAGCCGGCGTTCCAAGAAATCCGAGGAGGCTGACGAAGAATAACCAACCCTTCTGCCACGAAAACTGTGAATGAATTTCAGCATCCACTCGCATGGGGCGGGTGGAATCGCTATCCCCATAACCTTTCTCGAGAATCTTTATGAGCAAGTATCTGGTTACCCTGTCCGCCGCCAACGCCGTTCGCGTCTTCTCCGACAAGCCGTCCAAGGTGGACGAGGAAATGCGTTCCTTCGACGGTGAACTGGTCCACAAGTCGCAGATTGCCTATGCCGCCACCGACGGTACCCATCTGGTCACCGGCGCTGCTGTCTTCACCCTCACGGCCACCAAGGTGATCACGAAGGGCGAAGTCGTCAATCTGGTCCTGGAGGACGGCACAAAGGCCACCTACAACCTGAAGGCACTCGGCCTGGCCATCAACATCACGGAAGACTCCGGCGAGGACGTCGAAGTCGAGGAAGAGGAGGAAGAGGATACCCTTCCCGCCAAGAAGGGTCCGGCTGCCAAGGGCAAGGGCAAACCCGCCGCGAAGACCGCCAAGGGCAAGGCCGTCGAGGAGGACGAGGACGAGGAGGAAGAGGAAGAGGAAGAAGAGGACGACATCCCCGTCCGAGGCAAGGCCAAAACTCCCGTGAAGGGGAAGCGCGGCGGCAAGCCTGTGGATGAGGAAGAGGAAGAAGAGGAGGAGGAAGAGGAAGAGGAGGACGAGGACGAAGAAGAGGAAGAGGAAGAGGGGGACGAAGAAGAAGAGGAGGACGAAGAAGAAGAGGAGGACGAGGACGAAGAAGAGGAGGAGGAAGAGGAGGACGACATCCCCGTCCGAGGCAAGGGCAAGGCTGCTCCCGCGAAGAAGGGCGCCCCGGCGAAGGCCGCCAAGGGCAAGGCCGCTCCCGCCAAGAAGGGCAAGAAGGCTGCCGAGGACGAGGACGACGAATTCGACTGGCAGTAAACCAGGTAGGTCCTAGCAGGTGAGGGTTCGCCCTCACCTTTCATCCAACGAACATATACCTCACCATGAGCAATGACAAGACCCTCGGCAGTCTCCACCATGCTATGACAACAGCGTTGGCGGCCTCGGATATGGCGACAAAGCCTGATCCGGCGGAAAGCGCACCATCTGCCTCCGTTGCTAAACCCGTTCCTGTGAAGGCGTCGGCAACGGCGACAAAGCAGGTCGTCACGAAGGCCACTTCCAAACCTTCGGCTACCCCTCCTGCGAAGGCAGTAGTCGTCAAGAAGCCGGCCACTCCGGCGAAGCCATCCGACGCTCTCGACGTTGGACAAGTGATTCAGCAGGCGGCTGTCGGAGGAAGAGAGACCGCGAAGGTTGTCGCTGACTTCGCTGACCTCCCTCGCCATATCCTGGTTGGCCCGGATACGAATCAGGGCGCCACTGTCGCCAATCCCGTACCGAGGAAGGTTACGCTGGAGGTTTGGGGAAGTGGGTGTCTCACCTGCCGGGCGCTCGTTTCCAACGATCCTGATCTGGAGCCGATGGAGGAACTGCCCATCTGTCACTTTTCGCGCGGTCAGACGGGTTGCCCTGCCGAAAGTGTCTCGATCAACATCGTTGGTCCACGCCGTCGAGTCGCACAGCAACTTCGTCAGGCAAAGGAACGTGGGGATGTCGCTCGCCTCACTCGCCTCATGGCGAAGCTGTCGGAATCCGACAGCTCGTTCCAGCACGACGTCCTGGTGGACGCCGGCTTCATCGACGACACCAAGGCTTCTGCCTGAATGCGACAAGCCCTGACGGATGTATGAGATCCCTCAGGGCTTCTTTATTTTCTTAGGAGCTTCCGTGGCCACCGATACCCGACCTGTCCTCCACCTTGTTCATTTTCGTGACAACCTTTACCCCGTCCGTGACGAAGACCGGACTCTGCTCCTGGAGCGGAACGTTACCATCTCCAGAATTCCTGATTCGATCCTTCCGACGTTGGAGTCTACCGTTTTGAAAAGGTGCCGTGTTGTACAGCATCCGTTTTCGGAAGTATACAAGTCGATGACTTCTCACTTCGTTCAGGTGAGACTCGCGCAAATTGCCGGAAGCCGCCACAAGTTGGAATCCAACAAGGTGTCTCTCTCCGCTCCGTATTCGGAACTCGATCAACTCAACGAGTGCATTGTCGAATTCCAGTTTGTCATGGGTCGCTACGGGGTGAAAGCTGTTCGCGAGAAGGAACGGGTCACTGATGATTCGGAGGGAAAGCCCCTTCGCGTGGCAGTCCTTCTCGTGTGTAGGGCGGACGAAGACCTTGACCCCTCTCGGTTCTGGAAGGCTCCTGTATTGCCTGAGGTTCAAGACTTCCGGCTCAAGCTGTCGAACTGTGCCTCCTTGGTGTTTTCGTCCAGACCCTCTGTTGCCCATCCAGGTCGAAGGACCTTCGGAGTGGCTTTCGAAGACCATCTCGCTGGCGAGTGGGTTCAAGCCTTCCGTCGTGAGTTCAACATTGCGTCTCTGGACGAAGGTGAGCTTCACGCCGCCATCGCATTTCTCGCCAGCCTTGTGAACGCCCGTAAGGAGTACAAGCCGCCGGTGGCCGAGCTCACGCGGAGGGACTGAGGCATGTCTTCAATCCACGATCACGCGGATACGATCTTTCTCTTCCCTCGAAATCCTCCCCTTGGTAAAGTCCAGTTGACTATCCTCAAGAGGAGGTCCCAACAACCCGACTACCCATTCTACTATGACCCAGACGTACGATTCATCGAGTATCAAGAATCTCCAATTCCCGGAGTCCGTTCGGACGAAGCCGGGAATGTACATCGGTCCGACTGATTCTTCTGGTGTCCTGACGATCACCCGTGAGCTACTGGACAACTCCGTGGACGAAGCTCTGGAGGGTCGTTGCTCCGTGTGCGGGGTTCACTTGATGGAGGGTGGCGAGATCTGGGCTTACGACGATGGTTCCGGGATTCCCTCCGGTACAACCGAAGTTACGAATCCGGCTGATCACAAGGTCACAAAGGTTCCAACTCTTCGGGCTGTTTATGGTGTTCTCCACACTTCAGGTAAGTTCAATGATGCTGCCTACCAAGCTTCGCGTGGAACCCATGGCGTCGGGGCTAAATCGACCAACGCCCTCTCCACCGAATTTGAGGTGTGGACTCTCAACAAGGGAAAGTGGTGGCACATCCTGTTCCACAAGGGAAAGGTCAAGACCGACGTGGAAGTGGTCAAGGCGCCTCCGAAGAATCCGGCTACGGGAAAACCACCCGCGAAGGGAACCCTCGTTCGGTTCATTCCGGACAAGTCCATCTTCAGCTCGACGCGCATGCCGCGTCTCGAACTCTTCGAGTGGGCAAAGCTGTCGGCTTACCTGACTCCGGGTCTCACGGTTCGCCTAAGCTACACAGCCAAGGGTGAAGTGAAGCGCAAGTCGTTCAACTTCCCAGATGGTGTCACTCAGTACCTGGCGGATAGGCTGGACCAACTCTCCAAGGAATCCGAGTTCGGCGTCTTGGAAGGTCCGGCTTTCGTGGCCGCGCCGAATGCTTTGTATGATTGCGCCATCCGGTTCACGTCGTACGATGGGTTCGGTATGTTGGCTTACACCAACGGACTGGTGAACGCGGACGGAGGCAATCACATGACATCCATGCTGAACGCCCTGAAGGAAGCACTTCAGCCATACGTCGGCAAGAAACAGGAGTTCACCCTCCACGAACTCAAGGACGGTCTGGTTGGTCTCATCAACGCGAAGCTTTCTTCTCCAAAGTTCAGCTCGCAAACGAAGGACAAGCTGGTCGACGAGCGCGCCCTGGCACCGGTCAAGGAAGCTCTGCTGAAGGAGTTCCAGGCGTTCTTCAGCAAGAACAAGAAACTGGCGGTCGCCATCGTGGAGAGAGCGGTCAAGCTTCGGCAGCTGAAGTCCAAGTTCGTCGCTTCCAAGCAGCTGCTTACCAAGTTGCGCAAGATATCTGCAAAGGGTCTTCCGGCCAAAGGTGCTACTGCACCCAAGTGCAAACCTGAGGATCGTGAGACATACCTTCTTGAGGGCGACTCAGCTGCCGGCGGGATGAGGTTCGCCCGCTTCGAGACTTTCCAGGAGTTTCTCCCTCTCAAGGGAAAGCCGAAGAACGTGATGCGTGGACAGGTGTCCAAGCAGGACAAGAGCCTGGAGAGCGAGGAAATTCTTAACATCTTCGCTATGATTGGGTTCGACCCAAAGCAAGAGGATCCGTATGCGAAGCTGCGGACCGGCAAGATCATCATTATGGCGGACGGCGACCCGGATGGAAGTCACATTGTGACGCTGCTCTGTGCAGTGTTCTATCGGTTCCTTCCGGATCTGTTCCGCCTGAACAAGGTATTTGTCACCCGCGTGCCGGAGTTCTACTCCATTGCGGGCGATCGCATTCTGGCCGGGGACACTCTGGCTGAAGTGCAAGAACTTCTTTCCCGCGAAGGTTTGAAGGGCACTGTGAATCACGTCAAGGGTTACGGTGAAATCGACAGCTCCCTGCTCCGCATCTTCGCCTGCGACCCTCAGTCGCGACGCCTCTACCGGGTGCAACCCGCTGGAGCTGATCGCTTCGAGCTCCTCATGGGCAACGATACTTCAACACGCAAACAACTTCTGGGCATCTGATGGCTACTCGCAAACGCACCACAAAAGAAGTCGCATCCAAGGCGCAGGTTACCTTTGCGACGGAGGCAAGCCTCATCGAAGACATCGATCTTGGCCTTCTCACCGAGGACAACCTTCGCATCTACGGAGAAGAGGTCAACCTCGACCGTGCTGTTCCTGACTACCGCGATGGTCTCAAGCCGGTAACGCGTCGAACGCTGTGGGCTCTTCACGGGATGGGCAATCAGCTCATCAAGACAGCTCGTCTTGGTGGCGATACGGTAGGCCGTTACCACCCACACGGTGAGAACTCCGTGTACGGTGCTATCGCCACCCAGGTATCATCCCCGACCCCTCCTATCGATGGTGTCGGGAACTGGGGTTCCATCATCGATCCTCCTGGTGCCCCGCGTTACACCAACGTCAAGATGTCCGGGTTCGGTCGCACTTGCTTTTTCCATCCGTCGTACTCTCCCCTGCGTACTATGGTGGATAACTATGACGGGAAGGACAAGGAGCCGTTGTTCATCCCAGCAACGCTTCCCAACCTCCTCCTGAATGGTGTGGACGGTATCGGTCTCGGTCTCACGACTCGCATTCCGGCCTTCACGCCGGAGTCGTTGTTGCCTGTTCTGGCAGATCTCGCGCTCGGTAAGGAACTCGACGCACGTTCTGTGGCAAAGCGGTTGAAGCCATACCATGAGTATGGTGGTGAGTTGGTTCGGTCGCCGGATAACATGAAGGCGCTAATCCAACTGTTGGAGACTCCAAAGGCCTCTCTCAAGTGGGTATCGCCTCACGAGGTGGATGAGGTCAAGAAGACCATCACCATCTCCAAATTTGGACCCGAAGTTAATCCGGTCAAGCTGGTAGACGACTGGGTCAAGGCCCAACGTGAGGTGTCCTCGGTACACACGGGTGCGGGTGTTTCCTACATCATCCAGATCGGACGTGATATCAATGTGAATGAGTTCCGAGCTTTCGCGGAGAAGTTCCGTAACAAGGTCACGGTTTCTCGCTCCTACGAGTTGTATATCACGCGGCGATCCGTGAACAAGGAGAACCCCGCCAAGTACGACGTTGCGTTCAAGCAAGTCAGTCTGATGGAACTGATGAAGATCTGGGTCAAGTACCGCATCGGACTTGAAGTGGCTTCCATCAAGTACCAGATCAGACAGAGCGAGGAGAAGATCGCTTACTACGACCTTCTCACGTTGGCGGCCAACAACCTCGACATCGTGTTCAAGTCACTTCGGCAGGCAGATCCAAGGTCGTACCTTGTCAAGCATCTCAAGATCACCCCTGAGCAAGCGGACCAGATCCTTGACCTGAAGGTTCGACAGCTTTCCAAGTTGGACGCGGATGACATCCTCGCAAAGCTCAAAGAAGAGCACAAAGTACTGGCAGATCTCAAGCGGAAGCTCAAGATTCCAGCGCAGCTGGTTGCAGAATTCCTGCAGAACGCTGCTAGCAAGTTCAAACTTACTGTGAATGATTGGTCCACACAGTGGTCCATGTGACAAACGTTCAACCATGAAAACCAAAAAGCAATATCTCGTAGGGGCTTGCCCCCTCCCGTCCGAAGAAATGGTTTTCTGTCGGGCGACCTCCGGCACCGGCGAGCACTACCTTCAGCCCCTGCGTCTCGGTGACCTTCTCGACGGACGACCGTGTGATGGTCTGCCAGCGACTCTGGCTGATTCCGAATTCACGTATCGGGTTCTCACTTGGAATGGTGAGAACTTTACCTGGAAGAACATTCTTTCGGTAACGCACGTTCCGTCACCGAACCTCTGCCTGGGTGTACAGCTTACCCTGGCCGGTCGTACTGGATTCAACCGTGCGAGTCTTTACCTCGATACCCACGTTCTGGTGGATACCGAAGTGTACGACCTCACGGTTGCGCTCAGGGACGGTGTGTGGCGGAGGGCCTCGCGTCTCTCTTCCGGCCGTTCGGTGAGTTCCGTTTCTGGGCCGGAACTCCCATCCAACCCTGCACTCCTTCAGGAGTGGAAGGGCGGTAGTATCCATCGTGCTACAGCGCAGATAGTGAGGTCGAAACAACGGACAGCCCCTGGTCGGTCGGTGGCAATCTCGGTGGAAGAGTCGGACAACATCGTTCTGGCAAACGGTCTCATCGTCCGTACTGCATTCCGTGAGGAAGAGCGGGTCCCTCAATAAGGAGTTGACGTGGACTGCAACGATTCTAGCGTGAGTGCATCTCTTTATAAGAGGGATCGCCTTCTGCGAACTGCTGGCCATGTTTCTGCCCGTCTCACGGATCTCAGGAACGACTCCGACTTATCGAGTCCGGTTCTGCTAGAACAGAAAGACGTGTGCAAGATAGCGGAGTTGTGTGCCCTGGTGAGAGCAGATCATCTCACCGTAAAAGCACAGAATGGCAGGTGGATCCTTATGGATGGATATGGATCGCATCGCCCGCTTACCCTGCTGGAAGCCTTTCTTTGGAAGCACTTTGCTGTTCTACCAGCCGCGTTCATGTAATACTGTGAATGAGGCTTGTCCCGTACAAGGCACTTTGATTGCCTTGTCCGCAAGATTGTCACAGCAGTCTTGCGTGGTTGGTTTGCGTAGGCCAGGGTTAGCGCCTGGTCAAAATTTCGTCTTGATGAGTCCTCAAGGCCGATCACTGAACTACACACTGCTTTATGTGAGTATGCAGATCAACCAGCTAATACTGTGAATGAGAGGTGTCCGATGGAAACCGCTACTCCGATGCTTATGGATGATACCGACTTCGGTCTTACGTCTAAGGAAGCAAACAGAAACTTTCTGGAGAACACGCTTCGCAAGAAGTCTAGTGCCAAAAAGGTTGGGAGCATCAAACTCCTCAAGAAAGATACTGTGCTTCCAGTCTACCAGACTGGAGGTGACAGCGATGAAGGTTACTACTGGGCGGAACACGAGAACTCAATTGTTTGGCTGGTCAAGTATCGCAAGTGGCGTCGGAACTGGTTTCCGGACGGATCCAAATTACTAACGCAAGTTGCGTTGTGGCGTGATGACGAGACGGCCCTGCTTCCGCACGACTTCGCAGCGAAAATGTTTTTCGGATTCATACTCAAGCGACACGGTATGGTCATGTCCGATAAGGAACAGACTGAACGCGGTGCTCGTTTTTGGAAGCGCCGTTTGGTTGAAGCTCTCGAGAAGGGCTTACACGTTGCTTTCGTCGATCTTAGCAATCAGCAGCTTCAATTCGTTAAGACGCCGGAAGTTATGAACGATCTGTTCAAGGAAGCTTGGTCACGTGACCGTGCGAAGATGAATTTCAGGTGGATCATCTGGAAATGAGTTGGGGATCCGATGCACCCTCTGCCTGTTGTTGCGGAAATGTGTCGGGGCGAGCTCCTGGTGTAAGCCGGGGAGGGTCCTCGCCAATGCTTCTCCTCTAGTGGCATTGGCGAGGGTCGGGTTTGATGTAGTGATGTCCTGCATGAAAAGCGGGATGTTCTGTTCGATGGGGGCCTCCGTCGACAGAGCTGTGGGGCAGTGATAGGCGTTTGGGTAGGAGACCGCACCTTGCCAAGCGAATCGATTCACCGTCAAATCCGATTCTCACTTATTCGGTGTGTAGCGCAGCCTGAGGTGTACTAAAGATGAAGGACGTTGACGATGACTCAAAGCTGTACGCAAAGTTTCTCAACAAGCGCAATAACGCTAAGAAAGAGGGGATTCGATTCTGTCTAACATTTGAAGAGTTCAAGCTACTCGTTGTCAAGGCCAACCTCCGGTCATCTGACCTAGGATATTCAGGTAGAGGATATGTTCTGGCCAGATACAATGACCGAGGACCGTACAAGTCAGGCAATTGTCGATTCATAACTCAGGCCCAAAATCTGCGAGAACGGCGCCCGGGCAAGATCTCACCAAGAGTAAAGGCCGCTGCTAGAACCGCTCTTGAGTGCGCTAGAATAGACATGGCAGCTGAACACGGAAGCCTGTCTGCATGGTGTGCAAAGAATGGGCGTAAGGGCGCGGCTACTAGGGCGATCCAGGTCAAGAAACTCTTGAAAGAAAAGGACCGGAAACTCCTACTTAGAAAGGTCAACCTGCAGTTCGTTAATTACCCGCACTGGGGTTGGAAATCTCGTCTTGCAAATCAGCTGTCCCTTACTTCAAGAGAACTTGCTGGGTTTATCAATAGGAACCCATATTATGAATCCACCTTGTGAAGGTCGGAGGTTCGAATCCTCTCACACCGACCATATAGTCGTTCTGTCTGATGAGCTGCCGACTCTAAATGCAGCGAAACCCTATTATGCATTGGTAGGGTTACAGAGACCAGAAACCGTTCTGTACTCGTAAACGGGTTCCTCAACAGATTTGTTGAGGTGGTTAAGAGCGAGGGCCTCGCAAGCCTGAGCAAACGAGTATGGTGGAGTATATTTCGGCGGATCTATACTTCACAAGTTGTAACCTCCCGCATCAGCAGAGTATACCCTGCGTGCGAGAGGGCGCAGCCTACAGCGAATTGAGAAGTACAATCAGTTCGTTGTGGGAAGCGCGTTGCTTCGTTTCAAAGCCTCTAAGCTGCGGGTGGATTGGAGGTAAACTGTCAAATAGAACTAGCTGTTTGCGTAAGGACCGGATCAGGTTTGGCAGTACCCCGGTCGATGCAAACGAAACCCAATTGCCATCTTAGCTCAGTTGGTAGAGCAGCCGCCTTGTAAGCGGCAGGTCGTGGATTCGAATTCTACAGGTGGCACCAAGGGACGGTAGCTCAATGGTCAGAGCAGGGGACTCATAATCCCTTGGTTGGGGGTTCGAGTCCCTTCCGTCTCACCAATTTCATTCGTCATTAGGACATCAAGCGAAGTGCACACTCCGTGCCCTTCCCTGGTTGCCCTGGAGTACTGCGGGTTGGCGCCGCAGCCTAACCCGCCTGCGCATCGTTCATTCGAAGTGTCGGCTGCGCCGGCGAATGGGACTGACTGTGCTTCAAGCAATACACTGCCATATGTGAGCTTCAGGGTAACCACCTTACAAAGCAGCCTTGGCCGAGTGGTCAGGCAGTAGCCTTCCAAGCTACCTACGTTGGGTTCGATTCCCACAGGCTGCTCCAAACACGGGAGTCCAACATGGACGATGATGAGACTGCTTCTCAAATGATACCAGCTATCAACGCGAAGCGAACGGCAGCTCTCGCGCAGCTATATTTCGATGGGCGATTGAAGGAGAAGCCCAATCACCCGTACGAGGAGTACGGAAACGCTCGCATCTATCGCTTCGGCGACGGTGCAAGCCCCTCCTACGTCTTTCTCGTGGAAGACGGCAAAGTGACCTACTTTGTCAGGTACCAACGTGTCCGTCACAACGGGCTGAAGCTTGGTCGGCAGGTGCTGGTACTTCGAGTCAAGATGACCGCTGCGACGGCGGGCTTTGCACAGAACGTGTTCTTCGATGAGCTCCTGCCAAAGTATCACGCGCTCATTGCAGACAAGGAACAGACCGAGTTCGGAAAGAACTTCTGGATGAACGCTTGCAATCAAGCCTTTCGGTTAAATCTGCCAGTCTACTTCTTGGATCGCAGGAGTTCTCCAAATCAGCTCATTCGGCTGGAGTCAAGGACAGACCTCTTGAAGTACGAGGACGCCATCTGGGGAACTGATCCAAAACACCAGTTGACGTTTGCTGTCATAAGCAACAGACCTCTTGCTCTCAAGCGCAAGAGTTGACTTTCAATCGTCCGGCGAACAGCCAGACCGGGTTAGCTCCGGTGCTTGGCTGCCGTGAATTCGCGAGGACCACCCTCGCCTACCTACCTCCCTGGGTAGTTTCACGTTAGCGAGATAACGCTGCTTTATGCGAGTGGTTGCCGGACGATCTTTTTATTCCACTTCGGAAACGTGGCAGAGTGGTCGATTGCAGCGGTCTTGAACACCGCCGATCCGAAAGGGTCCGTGAGTTCGAATCTCACCGTTTCCGCCAACAAAAGGTAGTATCATGTTTAAGTCGCGTACATCTTCCTTCTGCCAAACATTGGTATCCCTGCTGTGAAAGCCACTATCGAGGATGACGACGACTTCTTCGGCTAGAGTTCGGTGAATGTAAAGGCGACTGTTGTAGGGACCCGACCATCCCGAAGCAAGAACTATCACGTGAGTTGGACAATTGTGCCCTGTCTTTCACGTCCGAGTAGCCTCCCCGCGTGGTTGCGGTTTTCACCATCGGTCATAGGTCCTTAGCTCAGTTGGTAGAGCGTCTCCCTTACACGGAGAGGGTCGTCGGTTCGAACCCGGCAGGACCTACCACCAGAGGGTATTCTAACGAGTGTCTTCTGGTGGTGTGATTGTGTGGCAACGGGTTGGCGCCGTTGCAGTAGTGGTCGGCGATGTTCGCGGACACTGCAGTAGCTTCCAGAGTCTCAACACTGCCATATGTGAGCACGCAGTCACACCAACCTATTCTCACAAGGCTCAAAATGTCAAAAGTCTCCAAAGAGAAAATCGTCAGTTTCATCCTCCAGGAAATCAGCAACCTCGGCAGCCAGGTAGCCAACGATCAAGTGGACAGCCTCCTCTTGTTTGATGGAACTCCCTCGGCCAATCTCGACAGCCTGGCCTACGTTGAACTCGTTATGGTGTTGGAAGACGAGTTCAACGTAGAGCTCAGCGACGACGAACTCGAAGAAAAACGGTCGGTTATGACCGTTGCCGTGCTGGCCGAGCTGGTATTTCAAAAACTTTGACGGAAACGGAGTTTTTCCAAAACTCCTTGCGAGCCGGCCCACTTTGAGTTATAATGAACTCAAGGGGGCTCCTCCCCGGAAAGGAAAGGCTATGGACCGTCATAAAGCGTCCCAGCTCATCCCCGCGCTAGACGCTGCTCCGCTCATGCGGGAGGCTCAAGCCTATTTGGACAAGCGGTTGAAGTTCAACCCGGATCGGAAACCTTCGTGGCAGTGGCGCGATGCTGACGTCTACGAATTCGGTGATGGTTCGAGCAACTCGTACATCCTTCTTGTGGAAGATGGCAAGGTCACCTACTTTGTTCGTTATCAACGAGTCAGGTATGCGGGTCTTGCGCTCGGTCGTCAAGTCCTCGTTCTTCGGAACGAGATGACTCCCGCTACTGCTGGGTTTGCCCAGCACGTGTTCTTCAGCAAACTACTTCCCAAGTATGGAATGTTGATTGCTGACAAGCAGCAAACCGAGTTCGGAAAGAACTTCTGGATGAACGCCACCGACCGCGCGTTTGGAGTCGGCCTTCATGTCTACTTCCTGGATCGTCGGTCCGCGCCTCATTTGCTGAAGAAGCTGGATTCGGCCGCCGACATTCATCAACTTCGCAACGAGATCTGGGGAACTTCCAAGGAGTTCCAGAACACGTTTCTGATTATCAGCCAGAAACCTCTGGTACTGAAAACTCGTCACTAACTGTGAATTCAAGGTGTTCGCATCTTGAGCAGAATCCAACCCTCCCTCCGTTTTCCCCGGCCTGTGTGTCGAGGGGTGGGTTGGTCAACCTCGATACACACAGGTCAACTTCAAAAGGAAAATCACCATGTCCGTGAAAATCGCCAACATGATCAAGCGCGCCCAGGCCACCATCGCTCGCGGCACCGCTCTTCTGGAAAAGGCCCAATCCCTGGCCACCGGTGACGCCGCTCCGGCGAAGGCTCCGCGTGCTGCCAAGGCCAAGGCTGCTCCGGCCAAGAAGGCCGCACCTGCCAAGGCAGCTCGCGGTGAGGCTGCGAAACCTGCTCGCGGTGCCAAGGCCAAGGCCGCTCCCGCCAAGAAGGGTCCGGCTGCCAAGGGCAAGGGCAAACCCGCCGCGAAGACCGCCAAGGGCAAGGCCGCTCCCGCCAAGAAGGGCAAGAAGGCTGCCGAGGACGCCGACTTCCCCGACTTCGACTGAACGATCTCGCCTGGTCCGCCGAGGGATAACTTCCCTCGGCCAAAGCCCACCCATACGGAGTGGGCTTTTTGCGTTTCTTAACCCCAATCGAAAGGAGCATCCATGGCCATCGTTCGCCCAATACCCAAGAAAGGCGAGAACCAATCTCAGGTCAACGACGCAGAAGTGCGCGAGTTGGTCAAGGACTTGGAGTTCCAACTCAAGAACTCTCAGTACAACAACGCTAAGAGCACGCTCCGCTCTATCCTAACGAAGCTGAACGGTGTCAAGTCGTACAACATCCGACTGCTGAATACCATCACCTCCGTCGAAGAGGGTCTGGCTGCTGAGGAGATCTCGCTTACCCAGGCGAAACGGGAAATCCGGGAAGCCATGGATCTTTACCGGGATACGCTCTTTCGTGTTCTGGACGAACTGGTTATTCCTACTCAGGAAGATCAACTGCATGCCATCAACGACATGCTCAAACTGAGCAGAGAGACGCTGCTCTCCTTCGAAAAGCAGCGCTCCGCCGTCCTGAAGATGCTCGAAGGGCAAGGGGTTGTGCTCACGACTGCTCCAGTTCTTGCCATGACCGGACCAATCCTCGACGTTGCCAAACTCAAGATGAATGGCTTCAAAGCTCGTTCGCTTGAGGGCTATCCGGTGCTGCTGGAGCAAACCGTCCTTGGCATCAAAGTGGAAAATGTTTTGGACCAGCTCTCTGGCGAAAAGATGGTCCCAGAGGGACACAAGACTCGTCTGCCCGGGTCTACACCAGAACAACGCAAGGAAGTCAAGCAAGACATCCTCGACGTCGCGCTCGCTCGCATGAAAGGTCAGAACGTGATCGCCATTGGCGAGGAAGTGCAGTTTGCCGGTGCTTCGTGGTACTGGCTGGTACCGTCCGGCCACCTCAAGCTGTGGAGAAGTTGCACTACTTCGCCTGTAACTGTTGGTTCGGTTTCCATCAAGGGCTGGGGATTCCCGTTCGCCTCCAACTGAGGATCAAGCATGGACTTCGCAAACTTTTTGGTGGGAATTCCCACTCAGTCGACTGCGGACGATCTACACGTTCGGGCAGGGGCAGCTCCCCTGCGTATCAACACCTCTCCAATCCTGTTCCTCTCTCCCCCTATCGATCGAGAACATGATGTGGCGGATATCGGACCTGACCATGTCCTCTCAGTGACTGCGGTTCATCAGGGATTCGTATTCAATCCAAGTCGCAACGATACCGAACTCTTGATGTTCGTGACTCCAGACGACCCCACCATCCTGTCCCATCTCGATGTGGACCTCCTACACTTCCGCCCCTACTTTCGGCTGGCTGTTAGTCCCATGCGTACTCGGCACATCCGTTTCTGGTGCAAAAACTTTGCCGATTCGTTGATCGGCCAACGATTCGACTTCTCGCTGGCGTTCCGATCTGATCCAGTTCTGATCGAGAACTACAATCCGTCAGCTGAACAGGATCATCCGAGTGCCTACTCGTCCGGTCTCTAACAATCCGGGTCTAGACCCAACAACTCCTCCCGTGCAGAGATATGCGGTACCTTCTGGTATAGGCAACCTCATAACATTGGTGGACCGTTGTTGGGTATGCGACAGGGTATTCCCTGAATACGGTGGCGAAGACTCTGGCCTTGTGCAGGAATTTCATCACCCTGTTCCACGAGCATTTGGCGGTGCCTCTGGTCCCGTCGTTTCCCTCTGCTCTGGACACCACGCCAACGTCCACGACGTTGCACTTCGGCTTGCTGCCGACGCACCCTCACGCGATATAGTAGGTCATGAATCACAATCCTCTCTGAATAGAATTTACCATCTCGCGCACGTAATCGTCCGTGCAATGAACACCTTTAAGGAGGATCCAAACCGCAGAGTACCACTCCACTTCTCCCTGCCGTTCAATCGCAACGAACAGCTCAAGGTAGCCGCCCGGTCACGCGGACTCACAGTGAACCAACTTCTGGATAAGATCATCGGATCGTTCCTTGCTGCCGAATACCCAAAACGAAGACTAGAGAAGACTACGAAATGAACTTGAAGCCCGATCTCACCGTAAGCACTTCCAAGGCCAAGCTGGCCGGGGAAAACGTTGTTCTCCGTTGCGGAGAGTGCATGCACTTCAAGGGAAGCCCGCATCCCAGTATCGGCACTCCGTGTTCTTCTCAGGGGGTTAGACCCTTCGCCACCGCGCCGAACTGCTATACACCTGACGTCCATCAGCTGAAGGCAGTGTCTGTAGACAGCATGGTAATGCTGTCCAACTTCGTCTCGTCGTGTAAGCCATCTCAAGCAAAGATCCTCATGGGCTTGCTGAAGAATCAAGCGCAGCTGAAAAGGTTTGATCTGGCCTTCATGCAGAAGGTGTATTTTGCGCTTGGCAAAGGGGACTACCTGACTGAATACTTTTCTGGTTTCGCGTTGGGTGTGGCCCCACAGAACAAGATCCTCATCGTTGGTTCTCAGTACTGGGGTAACGCTCGCAACGCAGTGGTCGCCCAGTTAGACGCTAAGTCTGTTCTTGTGAGGGACGACTTCAGTAAACTGGTGAAGCGCTTGCAGAAGCAAGGAAGACTCTCCCCTCCCAGAGTCAATCCTCCTCGATTCGTTTCCAACGATGCGGATAAATACGAGCCTCCCACCATCGAAACAGCGCAAGAACTGCTGGAAGCTACCGCGGACGGCTCTAAGTTCAAGAAGCGCAAAGCCCTTCAAGGAAAGAAGGTGCTCCGTATTGGGGGTCCACAAACAGAGGAGGTGTGATGGAATCCGGTCTTCGTGCTTCGGTGGAGTCCCACCTTCACAGAAAGTACACACTACCACAGCTTCAGCCTCTATTCGGAGCACTCCTGCTCTACTCGTTTCGAGGTTGCACGCAACAGGATGTACGACAGGTTATTGCGAGACAGAGGTATGAGTTTGACTTTCTTTCCTGGCGACGCGAGCTGCCTTCGAATGGTCTCTTACTGAAGGACCAGAAGGTCCACACCTTCTGGAAGTTCGTCAACGGCGATCGACTTCACTTGGACTCTATTTCTCGGACCGAGTCCAACGCTCTGGCTTCGGCCATGGAGTATCCAAAGCTTCAGCGCCATTTGAAGCAACTCGTGAAGTACGGTGCGCGGGCGATGACCATCCCTCAGCTTGACAAGTACATCGCACGTTCTTTGTACTCGTCTGACGTAACGGCTTATCTGCGGACGCTTGTTTCTCAGAAGATGGCATTCCTTGCTCAGTCCTATGGTTACACCCGGAGCAGCTTGCTTTCCGAGCTCCAGATTGGCGCCCTGGTCGCGCTGCTGAAAAGCTACCCGAGGTACGAGAATCTTGGGCATATGCGCGCCATATGCAAGGCGGCTGGTCACAACCACTGCATCAATGTCATCAAGTCCAACGTGACTACTGCTCGACAGCGGTTGAAGCAGAACGAGGATGGAACCTATTCCAACGTCATTGTTCCTTTGGACATGTATGGCTCTGACCAGGCCGTCCATTCCGAGGAGGGAAGTGTCGTTGCTACTCTGGTAACCGGAATCGACGGAGTCTCCCAGTCCCAATGGGAGCAAATGTTTGCTTTGAAAGAGTTGCTTGAAAGCGATCGGCTCAAGCCAAGACAACGGGAGTTCCTTCGGTTGGCACTCGGTACTCATGACCAAGGATTCTCCGAATTCCTTGGACGTCCTAATGAGGACTACTTGGAGAAGCGACCTCACGTCGACTATCTAAGAGCTGTATGTCGCTACCTCGACCTCGATGAGAGAGGTGCGTTCAAGTTCCTAACTTCACTCCGTAACCACCTGTAGGAGACAACCATGGACCACACCCGAAGCTCTCCAACTGAACCAAGTCATACTCGGTCGGCCGCTCCTCCGAGACCACCAAAAGTTACCCGTCTGCGACCAGCTCCTTTCAAACGCTTCTACAAGGACCTTCACCTGGTAGTGGACCTAGAGCAGGTAGCCGCCATCTCCTGTATCGCGTCGACACGCCCCGAGTTGTCCCCCATGACTGGGGAGGTCATTCCCACCCGGTGTCTCTGCATCTACCTGAAGTCGGGTGGAACCATCAACCTCACTTGGGATCAGAGCTCCCACAACCTCTACAAGCATTCGATTGATTCCCTCATGGAAGACTTCCAATGCGTGGGAAGTTGAAACCGCAGCTTGGAGCCTCAAGCTCCACGTCCGCCAACCCGGTTGGATTCCTTCCGAGGCCGGGTGCATTGAGGTTCCTTGACGACAATGGCGCTTACCAATGCGCCAATCCAAGAGATCCTCTCTACTCAACTGTGTCCATGCTTGCCTCCGAGTACTACTCGGATGGTGAATGGAAGCCAATCCTAGATCCTTCAATGGAGTAAACAATGAACAAGGTCGCCGTTGATTTCCTCAAAGAGAAGCCCACCATCGTATTTGTGTGGCCAGAATTCCCTTACAACTACTCAACTTCTTGACTGAGACTAATCATGATCGGTTTCAACCATGTGGTCATCGACCTTGAGACCTTGTCTCTCGAACCGACCGCTACCGTCCTATCCATTGGGGCCGTGCATTTCAATCTCCATACAGGAGAAGTGGCTTCGGAATTCGAAGTGAACGTGGATTTCGCCCATGACGAGGGAGGCGCAGCCTCTCCAGACACCCTCGACTGGTGGTTGAGCGACGCAATGATCGAGGCCTGGAACCACGTAACCCAAGACCAGGTCAATTGCGAAGTCGCACTACAGATGTTTTACAGCTGGCTTGCGACCGCCCTCCCCGGTCTGTGGAAGACGCCACAGAAGTACTGTATCTGGGCAATGGGATCAGAATTCGATCCACCGATTCTCAACTCCTTCGCTCGTCGGCATCTGTCTGTGGCAGATATGAAGACGATGTTCAACAGGGGTGATCTCCTTCCGAGGCAGTCGCTGGCTGACATGCGTTTCTTGTTCAAGCTCTTCCCCGGACGTGTTCCAAAACCAGACCGCGTGGCACATACTGCGCTAGACGACGCTCGGGCTCAGTACCACACAATTCTCAAGTACCGACGTTTGGGTATGTTCAATGGCATGTTCAACCCACTTCGCAACCTTCCGTAGGAGACCCTGCCATGGCGTTTAACAACATTGGATCTGACATTGCGGAGGCCATCCGCAGGCTCCTTCTCAAGGTGGAATTGATTGGGGAGCAACGAAATCTTCAAGGCAGTTCCACTTTGAGCAACATGCTTTCTGGTATCGCTTACATGGTGACACAGAGGTTTCCGATGGGTTCACCTGTTACTGCGTATTTAGGAGGTCGACACATAAGTGTTGCAAAAAGCGTTGCAAAGGATGGAGTGTACATCGACTTCGCGATTCGCTTCCGTCGTTCCGGTGGCCTCACAGAAGCGGGAGACCTTCTCCTTAGGATTGATTTCACCGCGGAACGGAATCCAAATTTCATTATTCAGATGGATGTGCAATCCTCTGATGTCAAAGGCTTTGAGAGTATCTACTCAAAGGAATTCAACTCAGTTGAAGAGTTCATGAACCAGGGCTTGTCTCTGTTCGACAAGAACGGTTTTGGCAAGTATTAGGAGTGGAGAATGGACATTCAAAATTTGAGAGCTTCCTTCGAAGACGTTGTTGTTCAAGGTGTTGGTGGTCGTCTTGACTTCGAATGGGACGAACGTCGGCAGCAGTATGTGGATCACATCATGGATACTCGATGGACGTGGTTCCTCCTTGGATACCGTCACGGTATGAGTGAGGTTCGCTCATAGCAAATCAAAAGCCCCGGTCTTCTTTCGAGGACCGGGGCTTTGACGTATGTACCTACTTAGGTATTCCGCAGTGACTGCATTCTGGCACGAACTTCCTGCAGTGTACCCACAGCGAGAAATACTAGGAAACTAGACTTGTGTCCGAAGCAGCTCAGCGGGGCATGAGATACTAGCGAAAACTTTGAACAGGAGTTTCCTTCTGGACCACTGCCACCGAGGTTGAACCTGAACACTTGGTATGAGAAAGCTGGCTCGCATTTGTTCACTGTGCTTGGAGGTCGGATGGCACCCAGAGCATGTGACCCATCCGGCGTGCACCATATGATTGGTGCTTTCAAAGGAGACTCCCCTTGCTGAGTCGCGCCGTCTGGATACCCATCATCTGGTTTATCGATTGGAGTCCATGCAACAACTCGGTGCAAAGTTCCTTTCTTTGGATCCATGTAAAACGCCGTGTTGAACTCTTCAGGTAGGTAACCGGTAAGGATTTCGATGCCAAGACGGTAGGTTGCGTCGGGGCAGTCCACGCTCACAGCCCACTCTATCACGTCCGGACACACCGCTCCACGTATAACAGGATTCAGTCGCACTCGTTTGGCAATGGTAGTTTTCGTTGGCTGAATGATACCTGCAGACCCTTTGTTGCAACGAGCCGTGCCGTCAGGTTCCGCTGCCCAGCTTGCAGCCTGCACTTCCGTGCTGAAGTGCAGATTGTCTGCGTCCAGGCCAATACCCTTCAGCACCGACGTGGACTTCTTCGTTCCAACGTCTTTTACACATCCAGCCTCAGTTGGGTTGTGACACTCCCCATACTCGTCTATCTGGATTGCTGTCTGAATGAGTCTTCCGTGATCATGGCGGTTCACGAACTCTTTCCCTCCCCACATCAGGGACTGAACAGCTCCCGCGAACTGGGTACCGTTTGCCACTACGGTGATAGCCCCATTCGTGATCGAGTACAACTCCATCACCCCTCCACCCCCGCCACCGCCGCAGCCTGCCAAAGTTCCTAGAAAAAGGACACACAGAAATAGGGTAATTCCTCTCATGGTCAACTCCTTGATATGGTCAAAAGAAAGCCTCCCGAAGGAGGCTTGTCGTTGGATTCAATCCCGGCCGAGGGTCTTTGCCAGTGAACGCTTGATCTTGGGGTAGATTGTGTTCTCGTAAAGGTAGTGCGCTTCTTCCTCTTCGAGTTCCCCACGAATCCGGATCTCGTTCCGCGCAGCTTTCTCATCTTCCATCGAGTTGAGCTTGTTGACCCAGCCGACGAAGCGGGCGCTCACGGTCGACTTGTCGTCCTCTTCATCGTCCGCGCCGATAGCAACCACGCTCACGTTCTTTCGCTTCACACTGGTAACGCCGGTCGGCTCTTCCTCGGGTGCGTCCCCGGAGCTGACCGTGACATTGCGACCCACGCCCTTGATCTGGGAAGCCTCACGAATGGCTGCTTCGATTTCTGCCAGACGACGTTCCTCGTCCTTGTAGCCCGGGTCTGCGATCAGCTTCCGGGCATACTCATCCGGGATCGCAGTGATGAGACCCTTGCTCAGAGCTTCCAGGAAGTTCGGGCTGTCCAGGAGGAATTTCCGTGGGAACAGTTTGGTCAGCTCCACCGGAATCCAGGTGCGCGGCACCTTCATTGGACGATTCTGATTGTTGACGCTGATCGTGACAAACACGTCGCCTCCGAGGCCAGCTTCCGCTTGGTGACTTGTGTTGAGAACCCAGATCGGACCTTTGCGTTGGTCCACCAGTTCCTGCACTGTCATTGTTGGGATGTTCCTGCTCATATCGTTTCCTTCAAAGATTGGTTTCAATGATATCCAACACTCGCAGACACTCTGCGAATTTTGGAGTTGGTTTCTTTCGCCATGCGAGAAATTCGGCCTCGGAGTTGCGTATGCGTTCCAGTTCGTGCCGTTTGCAGTCCAGGATTGGTTTGCCGTAAACGTGTTCAAAGAATCCGTTTACTAGGATTGCGATCATTACATCTCTTGCCTTGGACTGCACTTCCTCGACAGAGACTCCGTAAGCACGGGCAGTCTCATTAAGACGCATCTTTCTGTTGTCGATGGCCATAACGGACTGCCTCACGTGAGGTTCACAGTTTTGTCCACTCATTTCTTGTTACCTACCCTGCGAATTTTCTTCCTCCGTTTTGGCTTGAATTCTAGGAATCCCTTGGGGTCCCCGATATCCACTATACCACCTGCTTTCATGACAAGTGCGGCAACTCTTCCTGAGTATAGTTTCCCCAGAAACGGATCCATGCTCTTCATGACGCCGAATCCATACACCCCGATCATAACTGCGTCAACCGTGTGCGGAGTTATCTTGTAGGGTTTACCGTTCTGGTACTCACCAACAAGATATTCTTCCTGAACTCGGCTTATGGCGTTCTTCCATTGAGACGCAGGTATGAACTTGAAATGGATACCCCTACTGTGACATATCTCGGCTATAGATCCAAGCATCATGTTGACAGACTCGATCGTTGTACCTCCCATGCGTCGGCTTTGGAATCGCTCTGCGATGAGGTGAGTAACTTTGAATTCGTCTATTAGACGAGTGAGTGTTTCTGAGTGGTCTTTCACCTGTCGGAGGAGACCCCGATTTGGTGCTATGATGGTTGTGAATATTCTTCCCGCCTGCCTCATACGGGCGCGATCGCCGGACGTTTCCCATACGGCGTATCCGTAGTTTTTCGTTCCGGGATCTAGAGAAAGAATGACTGCCATTGATTCCTTTCTGAGGCGAATGCCCATTTTTAGGTGTTCACTCAGTGACCTGTTTCACCGAGTTATATTCACAGTATTTCAACTGATTGTCAGGAGAACATGCCCATCATCAACTCCTCCAACAACCGAGTCCTACCCAACAACGCACGTGCGGTGGATGTTGCGAAGGAGTCGGTGAAGCGAATTGCTCCCGTTCAGGCTCGTCGATACGACGCAGCCTTTCGGGTGCAAGGATACCACGGTATCCTCTACACAAGACTCACAACCGGAACTCCCTGTTCCTGCTGTGACCGTGCTACCTCCGCGTACAACCAGCAGGCTCGACTGGACGAGAACGGACACGCGGATGCTGGTACGATCAATGCCCTTCTCACGAATCGCGAGTTTGGTACAAGTCCTCTCGGAGTTCTTCCCGCTACCACGCAAGCTGCCAAGCACAAGGTGCTAGAGATAGCGCCGATTGGATATCGAAACGCAGGCATCCCGGTACCAGACCGTACCAAAGAAAAGCTCCGTCCGTACGATACTGACAACGAAGCACGTGGTTACATACCCTCCACCTTCTCTGATCATTGGTCTCAGTCAGAAACAAATCCAACAGCACGCACCGTAGTTCCTGACGGACATGGTCCAAACGGTCCTACGACCGATACCGAGGAGGTGGAAGAATTCACGGTGTCGACAACCACCTACGGTGCCACGGACTCATCCTGCCCAATATGCTTCGGTTCTGGGTTTGTTGGGGGATACTCCGTGTTGCGTGGATGGCGGAAGGTGCTGGTGCCCACCGGCGAAGCGGACAACGTGAGGTTGCTCCCTGGCGCTACAATTGATTTCCTTGAAAATCCACCCCGTGTCGACTACGGTCTTTCCTGGCAGATACCATTTCCGCTTGGTGCAGTCGCGGTTGATTCCGTTCGGGTGTTCCGAGACGATAGGTTGGTGACTCGTTGTACACTGGCCATAGACGGAATCACCCTCCGATCTGAACGCGACATACTGCAGTTCTGCGACGGGCGAGTGCACACCGTTTCTGTGCAGCTCCAGGACGGAGAGACCCTCTCGCACGTGGAGATTCAGGTCAATCAGTCGACAGAGACTGCGAACTTTGAATTCCCTCGAAAGACGAAGTCTGCGGACATGAATCTTTTGGAACGCACCACTCCATTCCAGCTTGTGTTCTCTCCGCTCATCCCTCTTCTGAAGACTCAGGATATAGTAGTCGAGTCGGTCACTGGCATGACCTTTCAGATAAAGGAGTGCACGGATTGGCATGACAACAAGGCAAACGTTCTTGGATGGGAAGCTACTGTTCGACCAACCCAGCCGTTCGAGACCTTTTCTCTCCTTCCGAAACGCGCTCCGTTGCTTTCGCCAAAAGTAGTAGCGCACGTCATTGACAATTCTCGCGGCCACCGCCGTACTTAGCAAGGAACAATAGTAAGGAACAAACATGTCACTCAAGAAACATCTTCAAGCTGCAGCAGCCCGCGTCAACCGACTTCATGCGAACTCACTACGCGATCAGGTCAATGATCTGGAATTTGTGGTTGGAGAAGAACTCTTCGCTGCCATTCGCGCCCTGTGGATGAGCGATGCGCTGGAGTTCAAATCTGTGCAGGTCATCAACAACACATCCAGTCCCATCGTCTCCATCTCTGTTGGGACTGAAGCCGACGGTCTGAACGAGGACGCTCTGAGCGACCTCGGCTCCTTCGTCAAACAGGGTCGCACCAAAGTCCCTGGTTTCTGGTGCAACCTGACTCCTCAGGATTCAGGCTTCGAACTGGAGGTCGGTGGCGACCGATAAACTCTATGAAGACCACAGCTACCTACACAGACTATAAGGTATGGAGGGCCGCTCTCAAGGCAACCTACCCCAAAGCTGAACTCCGCGTCAGTAGCGGCTGTCACCTCGATGAGTACGCCGCTCTGCCGAATGGAAAGAACGTGGCTTGGTTCGGTCACGACAATAATACCGGATGGATAGAGAGGGCCTCGCTTGTCCCAGATCTCAGCGCGATTCCAGGCCTGGACGAGCCTGCCACGCTGCCGAAGGTGAACAGAGCACTGAGGAAACTCGGTGTTAAAGACACTCTGATCAAGGGAAAGGGGTACTACTATTTCTGGGGTGACGACGCCTCCGAGTGGTACAGTTCCAGCGTTCCGGTCCACCGAATCGGTCAACTGACGCTCCGCCAGGTTCTGGAGGAGTACTTCTCACTACGCGATAGAAAGGGAAAGACCATGTCATCCAAAATCAAGGCGAGCGAATCGCCCGACGATCCGGAGATCCAGTTCACCAACGTGGACGACACTGCGCCCAAGGATCTCACAGCCGCGCCCAAGGACGCAGGCAATTACACCTACTTCAAGCTGCGCTCCCCGAAACTCACCATCAACCGCCGTGGCAAGCCTGTCGTATTCAAGAAAGGCGACCCTCTTGGCTGGAGATTCTCGGGCTCCGGCAAGTTCTTGCGCCTGATCTCACCTCTGACGGGACCGACCATCGTCTACTCAATCGAGATCAACGACGATGTGCTGAAATGGTTGGATAAGCAGGACCCGAACTCCAAGCGTAAGCGGGGTCAGCTCAAGTCGGATCGTCCGGAGGATGGACAGAATCGTCTGGAGGGTTATGTGGTTACCGACGGTACCCGGTACTACAAGCTGGAACCGAAGCCGATCTTTAGCCGTAAGATCAAGCCGCGTGTCATTTATGCGAAAGAGCAGGATGCCAAACGTTTCGCTGCCAAATTCCCGCAAAAGAAGCTCAAGGTAAAGGCGGTCTATACGAAGGATCTCGGAAAGGTGCTGTCGGCCGCGACCACAACCATGCCCAAAATGGAATTTCCTGGAGTAAAGGTAACTGTTCCTCAAGCCTTGAGGAAAGATCTTCTATCCGCTCTTAAAGAAATGAAGGTGTTGTCACCTAATTACATCAGTGGTTACGGGGATAGTTCTAGTACTACCTGGGCGGTGGCTTTTTCCATACAAAGGAAATTCGATTTGAATAAATTCCAAGACCAGCTCCGAGAACATCTGAAATATTCCGGCCATCTTGAAGTCGAGTACTTCGACATGGTAGAAGAAGACTAGAAATGGCAATTTCTCAATCTCTCCTACTCGAAGCTTCTAAGCGCGTGTCCGCCCCAACACTGGAGGACTGCGCTCCTCCCGTGTCAAAGCTGGCCAAGAAAATGCGGGAGAAATTCCCGCGCTCTCGTTTGGTTGTTGCGCGTGATCGATCAGTCCACGTTCTGTTTGATCACGCGGATCTACCTGACCACAACAGGTTCAAAGCCTTTCTCGCTCAATCTGGCTTCAAGCACACAGTCAGTAAGGGTGAGGTGAATTCTTACAACGGCGGTGCGATGGTGTATGGCGAGTCACCTGACTACGTACACGTTGCTTTCTCTCCGGACACCGCTTCGGCTCTTATCTCAGATATCACTCCAAACGACGAAGGAAACTAAACCATGTCCATCCAACAAAAGATCGAAGCAGCCAAGCGCCGCATTCAAGCCTTCAAGGCGGACGAAGAAACCAATATGGCCAACGTGGTCAAAGAGGTGATGATCACCCTCGATCCATCCCTTCGATACAAGACGATCGTATCCGCCTACGCCACTCATGTGGTTTGGGATTGGGACGATACTGAGATAGGGCTCGACGCCATCGAGACCGACAAACTCATGTACGATCTTGGCTTCAAGAAAATCAATACCGGTTCAAGTGAACTGCTCAAGTACAACTCCAATCGCTGGGGTGTCACCCTGTGCCCGGACCTGGCCACCCTGGCGATCATTTCTCTGTAAGGACTATTGCAATGTCGACCAGCAAGAAGATTCAAGCCGCTCAGCAACGAGTTGAGTCAGCTTCCATGCGAGAGGCCCTGGACACTCTCCGCTCTATCGTGGAACGACTTCGCATCCCCCACACCAAGTACATCAAGTTCCCAGGTGCTGTCCAAGTGCACTGGAATCCCGTCAGCACAAAGCTTCCTACCAAGATGGTGGTGTACCTGATGGAGAAGCTTGGGTTCAAACCGATTGCGGAGGACTCTCGTCCACCGTTCCGGGAGTTCACCAACGGTGCGTACAGTGTTCTCGTGGGACCGGAGTTTGGTACCATCTCTCTGCGTTCGCTGTCGAAGGAACCTCTTACCGCTTCAGTTGCTGTGGAAGCCGCAATTGAATTCGATGAGTACGACTCCTACAGGGAATGGAAGACAGCAGCGGAAGAAGCTTACGAGAATGTACGGTTTTCTTCCTCTCCTAACCGAGACGAGACTGCCCTCGTTAACGGTGACCCTGTTGGAAATTGGAGCCATGAGCATGACTTTGGGTGGCTGCAACGACCATGACAAATCTTGTTATCCAGAAGAACAATTATGACTGCGTGCTCGCTTCCATTGCCATGGCGGTGGGTAAGTCGTACGAGGAAGCTTGGACCGATGCGGATGTGGCCGAAGTAGTCAAATCCGGGGGAGTCTCCGATTACGTACCATGGATGGAGAAACAGGGTCTCAAGGAAGAAAAGGACTTCTGGATCATTATCCGATCGATCACTGAACAGGACATGACTAAAGTTATGCTCAAGTGGAGGCCGGCCATCCTCTCTGTAGCGTCTCTGAATCATGACCATGGCTGGCACGCTGTATACTGGGACGGAGAGCGTATGTACGACCCTTCTAACAAGAAGCGGTATGAGTTTCTGAGCTCTGTATATCTACGTAGGGTGATCCTACTTCGACCAAATCTGCATTGAAAGGTGTAGACATGTATTTTGCACTCACGTCCGCTGCCCTTCAGTGGATAGAAAATAACCCCGGCGGAATGCCCGTCTTAGATGAATTCCGGATCGGTAGTGCGCACGGCTACACTCCGGAAACCGGAGACACCGATCTGCACGGCAGTGTGTTGTTTGTGGGCGTCCCTTCTAGCAAAGGAATCCAGTCAACCGGTGACTGGCTGTACGAAGGTATCATGGATACCTCAGTTGGTTCCTTCTATTGGGGAGAGATTGGCCTTTACCGTCAAGGCGTTCTGTTTGCTCTTGGAGCTCAGTCGGTCCTTAACTGGAAGGCTGCGTCCGTGGGTGCCGCCAATGGAAATCGCGTCTCCATACAGGTAGCCCTGAACCCAACCTACCCCGATGGCCTGGCTTTGATAGGAAACAGCTCCAATGATCTGAACGTCCACTATGCCCTCGGCGTTTCACAGCTGCCACCTGCTCAGACAGCGTTTCCCAATATCGTACTCATCCCCTCTCCTCTCAACCCACAGGTGTCGGTCATAGCAACCTCTTCCAACGGGAGTTGGTCTGTTTCTGGTTGGGATGCTACTCGATTTCAAGGAGAGATAGCTGCGGCTTCTGCAAACTACGTTGTCATCGATGACGATCTTGCCCCGCCTACACTAGCCGGCGAGTACCTGATCACTTTCCTCAGTGGCAAGGCCTCCGGGTTGATCCGACCTGTATCTCAATACGACGAGGTAACTCGCAGACTCAGCTTTGAAGTGGCTCTCCCCTTTACCCCGGAAGCTGGGGACGTCGTGAGGGTTATCCAATCCAAGGCTGCAACGTCCGCTGATACACTCCCCAAATTGCTCTGGCAACTCGATCCGTCCCTCACGGCAGACGACCTCAACCAGCTCGTAGATCTGGATTCTTTCTTTGGACCTCTGCTTCCTAGAGATGGATCCAGAGCTATGACTTCTGCGTTGGACCTTGGTGCAAACAAGGTATTCAATCTGGCAGACCCAAGTCTGGCGCAGGATGCTGTAACGAAATCCTACGCCGACGGCCTTGTGGTTGGCCTTGCGACGGAATCCTATGTGGGCACTGCCGTGGCTGGGCTGGCTACAGAGAGTTTTGTCACCTCTTCCATCGCAGGTCTTGCCTCTCAGTCATACGTAGCCGCTGAGATTGAAACTGCTACTTCGGGGCTTGCCTCTCAGGCGTACGTGGACGCGTCGATAGTTGGATTTGCTACTGAGGCTTTCGTCACCTCTGCCGTTGACGCAGGCACCGCTGGCCTTGCTACCGAGAACTATGTCACGCAAGCGGTGTCCGCAGGAGTGATCGGTCTGGCTTCCACGTCTTATGTGGATGCCCAGGTATTAGGTCTTGCCTCAGAAACATTCGTTGACGCGGAGATAACCAAGGCGATAGAGGGACTTGCTTCCACGTCTTATGTGGATAGTTCCATTTCAACTGCTACTTCGGGACTTGCTTCCATTCAGTATGTTGACGATGCCATCTCCTCCATACCTCCCCCCGACGGATTTGTCAAGGTCGACGGCACCTCTGCTATGGAGGCGAATCTTCCCATGGCAGGGTTCCTGATTACCGGCCTTGGTACTCCAGCAAATAGTGGAGATGCAGCCAACAAAGGATACGTGGATGCGGCTATAGAAGACATCGTTCCGCCCGCTCCACCAGATCTCACTCCTTACCTATTGCTCGATGGTACCCGTCCAATGGTTGGAGATCTGAACATGGGATCTAACCGATTGATCGGGTTGAGCGCACCTTTGGTGGACACGGACGCTGCTACCAAGGCATACGTGGACGCTGGTCTGGCCTCCCTCGGAATTGTCGTTCGGCGGGCTGTGTTGTCAAACGATATTACGGGCCTTAGCGGTTCGCCGCCGACGGCCATCACATGGGACACTGGCGATTTTGACCCGTTGGAACCCACCAGGATATATGTGCCCCCTGGATTCAGTCATGCCCTAATAACCGGCACCGCCATGGTGACGGGTACTGGGGAAGCCGAAATCCGGATATGGCACAACGGTGATACCGCCGATTCATTGGGTTACAACCGCGTCGGCAGCGTATCGCCTACTCGCATTTCCATGTGTGCCCAAATGTGGCCGGTTTCCAGCGGTGACTATTTTGAAATGGCGGTTAGTAGAACGACGTCGTTAACTGGTATTCTTTCCGCTAATTCATATAGTTCATTTTCCCTGACACTTTTCCCCTAGTGAAAAAGAAAATCGTATAACCAAACAAGGAATTTGCTATGCTGTTCGTTCTTACCGCTGCGGCCAAGCAGTGGATCCAAGACCATCCAGGTCAATTGCCTGTCATGTCAGAATTCCGGGTAGGGAGTGGCTTTGGCTACTTTCCCACGGATGACATGACCGGTCTCCAAGGCGACGTGCTCTACACAGGAACTCCCTCTGGCAAGCGTCTCCCCTCTGGCACTTTCCTCTTTGAAGCTGCCATGGACTCCTCGGTTGGCCCCTTCCACTGGGGTGAGGTCGGGTTCTACCGGAACGGGGTCCTCTTTGCTCTCGGCTCTCAGTCCACTCAGATCTGGAAGGCAGCCACCATCGGTTCGATGACGGGCAACCAAGCGGTGATCTCTGCCTACATCCATCCGTCCTCGGAGCTCAGCGCTGCCGAGGTAGGGAACAGCTCCAACGAGCTCAACGTCCACGTTGTGCCCAACATCGCCCAGCTGCCTCCTGCTCACCTGGCCTTCCCCAACGTCGTCCTCGTTCCCTCACCTATCGCTCCCACTCTGTCTGTGCTGGCAACCGCCTCCGGACGTAGCTGGTCCTTGGCTGGTTGGGAATCGATGCGGTTCCAGGGCAATCTGGTCAGCGCGACCGCGAACACCCTGACCATCGGGGACGACGTTCCCCCGCCGAGCTTACCCGGCGAATACCTCATCTCCATCCTTTCCGGCCCTGCCTCCGGTCTCGTGCGGTCCGCGGTTGCCTATGATGCAGTTGCCAAGCGATTCACTCTGGACCAACCGCTGCCGGTTAATCCTCTCGCCGGGGACACAGTGCGGGTCATGCAGTCCAGCCTCGCCTCGTCCGTGGAGAATCTCCCGCCTATGTTGTGGCAGCTGGACCCGAGGTTGGCAGCGTCTGACATCAACCAGCTGGTGGACCTGGACACTTTCTTCGATCCGTTGCTGCGTCGGGACGGCTCCAACGGAATGCTGTCGGCTCTCGACATGGGTGGCAACAAGGTGTTCAACCTCGCGACGCCTACGTTGAACACTGACGCGGCGACAAAAGAATACGTGGATGAACAGATCGTTGGGCTTGCCACTCAACAGGACGTTGAAGATGCAGTATCTGGACTAGCTACTGAGAGCTACGTCACTTCGTCTATAGCTAATCTGGCTGATCAATCCTACGTATCATCCGAGATATCAGCTGCTACAGCGGGTCTTGCTTCCGAGACTTACGTGGACTCCGCTGTTTCCACAGCCGTTACCGGATTGGCGACGGAAGCCTTCGCTACCCAAGCAGCAGCGGACAGCATCGTAGGTCTTGCTTCCGAATCCTACGTGGACGCTGGTCTGGCCTCTATCGAAGACGTTGCCACTGCCGCGCAGACGGCACGGGTCGGTGCTGAAGCAGCGCGTGACGCCGCTTTCGTGGCCGCTGATGTGTTCGAGGACACCGCAGCCGGGCTGGCCGCCACGTCGGAGGGCGACCAGTTTCTGGTGGTCAGCGATGACGGGATGACGATCTATCGGTATCGGCACGATGCCGGGCCGGAGGCCGCGCTGGTGGCTGAGTATCCGAGCAAAACCGGCGTGGAAAGCAAGATCCGGCGAACCGGCTCTCGTGACGTTTTCTGTGTTCGTGACGCAGACGGGAAGGTCGCTCTGCGCGTGTCTCGGCATGGCAAGTTCTTCGCGCTCGGTCGCAACGTGCTCGCGCAGCTGGACACTGCGATGTCGTCGGCGAGCAAAATTATCGCATCCGGTCGTCAAATGGCTGGCGGAATTGTTTTCCGCGATGTCAATGGGAAGGCTCCGGTTGTCATTACTCGGGCCGGCCGTCTTAGGGTTTTGGGTCGAGACATCCTTCGAGAGATTGATGCCGTTGGTGGCGCTGGGACTATCGGCAGGGTTTCTGAAATCGAGCGGTCGATCACGCCAAGCAAGAACCTGCTGGTCATTGGTGACTCGCTATCTGCATATTCTGGGTCGTGGGCACGCACGCTGATCGACTCAGGGGCTCCGCTGGTCGATAAGTCGCGAACTGTAACAAATCTTGCCGTCGGCGGGCAAAATTCGTCGCAGCAAGCGGGCCGCCTTGGTGCGCTGCCGTTCTTGCTGACGTTCGAGGACAACAAGATTCTGGCGTCTGGGTCGTCTGTCGTGACGGCGTCGCAGATGCTGCACCCTGACGGTGCCACGCTGTATTCGGTCTGGCCCATCAGCGATCAAGGAACAGGCCCGACATGGCGGGCGCGAGTCGCTGGTGTTATTGGCACTTTTTCGAGTTCGTCTTTCACCGGCGGTGTGCCTGATGACTTGGTTTTTACTCCTGACGCCGGGCAACTGGAGTCGGATCTCGATGTCGATGTCGGGGTGCCTGCTGTATCTGCATGGGCTGCGTCGCATGAGTTCGACACGCTGCTGATCGCCGTCGGTCGCAACGACTTCGAGGCGGTCGATACAGTCAAGAGAAACTGGCTATCAATACGCGACTGGCAGCGCACGCTCAATAAGCGAGTGGTCATTGTCACGCCGCCGAACAGGGCGAACGAAGGTGCGGCTTCAGGGCCGGAGAAATACGCGGCAATCGTTGATCTGGAGCGTTTCGCGCAGCAGCACTTCGGTGACTGCGCTGTCATTTCACGCCAGATCCTGATGCGGCATGGTGACGGCAGTTCTGGCGACAGCGCCGCTATTGCTGACGGACGTGTGCCGCCGTCGCTTACGACTGACGGACTCCACTGGACGACTGGCGCAGGCGGTGGCCACGAAATCATCCGCGCTGCGGTTTCCGAAATTCTTAATCGAAAGGGGTACTGATTATGACCACAGAAATTATTTCGGACGTTGCTTTCTATGATCCAAACAACTTGATCCCATACGCGGAGAAAGATGAAGCCATCATCCGTGGCGTGACAAAGGGGCTTTTGGATTGGAGCAACCCGGAATGTTATACGGGCGGAGCAGTTTCTAACGGAACGATATTCACCTCTCTGACTTCGGATGAGTCGATGGCTGAGGCGAAAAATTCGTTCGACGCCCCTACTGATGGGATGCTGAAAATCAATCCTACGGTAAGTGGTCCGAAGATCGATTTACCAAGCACGTTTCTCCTGCCGGCAGAATGCAATCGATTCCTTGCGATCATATGGCTGAAGTCCGTAAAGAGTGGTCACGCTGGCGGCGCGTCTAACTCGCAGCTCGTGCTCATCGGGGCACTCACTAACACCTCGACAACCGCCCAGTGGGGCATCGGCTTTCAAGTTTTCAGTGGTTCGGTGTCGCATTTCCGAGGCTGGGTGCCCGCAAGCGATTCATCGGCAGTTGATGTGACAACCACCGATGGGGGTGTGATCGATCATGTGTTTGATGAAGCATTGCATCAGATCGCGCTGGAGTGGGCCGCAGATGCTGATGCCGGAACATATCGCGCTCGACTCTATGCCGACAGGGTGGTTGTTGCCGAGAAAACCGGAACGTACAGCGGATCTATTTTGGTCCCGTCGCTGACACCGGCAATCGGTCGTCCCTCTGGGAACTTCAATGCCACATATGCAGACGGCGTTCACGTTGGCCGTCCGTCGCTGTGGGATCTGACCGGCACGGACCTGACCACGGACGAGATCATGGAAGCCGACTGGGATGCCGCGCAGGGCTATCTAGCCTGATAGATAGACATGCGAACCGCCATCCTCATCCTGCTGCTGACCGGCTGCGCGCCTACGCGCGAGGGCACTTACGCCGCGCACGGTGCTGATGTGGCAAGCACTGGGGTGGGGCTGGCGCTGATTGGTTCTCCGTATCGCCTTGGGCCTTCTGTCGATCTTTCTACCCATTCGGCTCAATATCGTTGAGGGG